CTATTGAAAGAACAATTGAAGAATAAATAAATTATTCCTATAAACCGCATATTTATAAAGAAAAAATTAAATGGCATTAGTAACTTATTTAGTAGCACCTTGTGTTGGGGGTTCATCTCTCAATATAGATTTCAGTGGTTCCTCTCTCCCTGCGGTTGGGGGTAATTATTATTTAACATTTACTGGAGTAACAACTCAAGGATGTTACGAAATTGTTGATTCTGCTGAACCAGGAACTGGTAGTGATGTGGTAATTTCTATAGGGACAAACTATGGAGATTGTTCTACTTGTTTAAATGCAAACCCAACCCCTACACCTACACCTACTCAAACAATAACACCAACAATAACACCAACGCCAAGTGTTACGCCAACAAATACCGTAACGCCAAGTGTTACACCAACAAGAACTGTAACACCGACAGTAACTAGAACACCAACAGTAACTCCAACAAGTACTATAACACCAACGGTAACTACAACACCAACAGTAACCCCAACAACAAGTGTTACACCAACAGTAACCCCAACAACAAGTGTTACACCAACAAGAACTGTAACACCAACAGTTACTAGAACACCAACAGTAACTCCAACAAATACTACAACACCAACAATAACACCAACAATAACACCGACAAAAACTACAACACCAACAATAACACCGACTAATACACCAACACCGACTAATACACCAACACCGTCTCCTTCACCATATCCTGTGACAGGTTTTAGTGTGAACGTACAATATGCTTACACATTAGAAATATTAGGTAGTTTTAGTGGTGGAAGTGCAGATTTTTCAGGAGCATACGCACCTCATCCAATATTCACAGATGCAAACGGAGTACCGTATGCACAATTAAACGCAATAACCTTAGGTGGTTTTAACGGATTAAATAATTAAAATATAAAATAAAAAGATATGGCAGATTTAAAACCAATTGGTAGTGAAAAACTAAAAGGCCAAGACAAACTAAATAGAATTATGGAAATTGCTCGTTTTAACGAAGTAATGCCAAAAGCAATTAACGAAACTGCAAAATCTGAATATTCAGTAGCTCTTGCCGACGGAAACAAATATGAAATTGTTAGAGAAAGACAAGGGTATATTATTAAGAAAACTATTTCAGAATCTGAAACTGAATATATTGAACCTATGAAAAATAGGAAATATTATTCATCGTATTCACAAGCGTTTAAAAGGTTAAATCTTGTTGCTGGTGAATTAAATAGACTTAATGAAAATGATGAAGGTATTTCTTTATATGGTGAACAAAAAAAATTCACATTAAAAACACCAAAACCAGCACCATCACCTGAAATGGAGGCTCCTATGGCTCCTCCAGCAGCACCACCATCAGTACCTTCACCTGAATTACCACCATCACCGATGGGAGGAGAAGAAGACATGGGAATGGAAGACATGGGAATGGAAGACATGGGAATGGAAGACATGGCACCTGAGACTGATGTTGAAGATATTGATGTTGATACTGAAGAAGGTGGAGAAGACCAAGTTACTTTTAAATCAATCCAAAAACTTACAGGTAAATTAACTCAAAAAATTAGAACACTTGATAGTCAAGAAGGAATGACTTCTGAAGACATCAAATATGTAATTAATATGGTATTATCTTCATTAGATTTAAAATCATTATCTGAGGAAGATATGGAAGACATTATGTCCAAATTTGAAGAAGATGAAACTGAAGATTTTGGAGCTGAAGATGATATGGACGGTGAAGATATGACTGACGATACTGAAGTTGAAGATATTCAAACTGATATGGATGTTCCTGTTGAGGGTTATGAAATGGAAGAAGAAGATTATGGTAATGGAGCAATCTTTGATAGTATCTTTGGTGAATCAAAAGTAGATAAAGTAATTTCAAAATATTTTGAGGTTTCTAAAAAAGAAATCAGAGAAGGTAAAGAAAAACAAATTCAAGAAACTGCTAAGAAAAAAGCTGTAGTTAATCAGATTATGGAATCAGTTGTTAAAATGACTGAAACTATTGAACAAGAATTAGCTGCGAAAAAATTTATAAAAGAAAATTTAAATTCTAAGTTTGTTGGAATTACAAACAAAAAGAATTTAGTTTTTGAAACTAAAGCAGGTCAAGTAAGAATTACACCAAACGGAGATTTAATATGAGCTATTTAACTTATGTTAACGGACTAGGTCCTAACTATAAGGGAGATAATTTATACGAATTTATATTTTCAGATAGTTTGGATGTTTGGGGAGAATCTTGGGAGAGTAAACCTTCCAACGGTTATCCAACTCCACCTGAATTACAATACATTAAGAAAGTAGGAGTTCTGAGAAATACTGATTTAAAATTGGAATTGATTCAGAACTCCGATTTTTTTTGTATGATAGACGCAATAGATGATGTTGTTGCGTTAGCCTGGGAAACTGAAGAATCTGAAGGACAAAAAAGAATGGTGTTTAGATTTGGAAGTACCGAGCAAGAAATTAAAGATAAACTCTACGAAAGAGATTTGATTTTAGAATTTGAAAAAAAGTTAATATATGAAAGTTAATAAAAAAGCCCTTGAATTGATTGATAAAGGTTTATCATCTAAAACAGTTAGTAAATTAACTGAATCACAGATTAATGTATTACATAAAAAATTATTTGTTGAAGAAACAATGGTATCAAAAACAGATGCTGAGACAATTAGTAAATTAAAAAGTGAAAAAAAACCATTTCAAGTTTATGAAAAAGAACTGGATGAAGAAGAAGAAGTAACTTTAGACCCAAATAAAGATACTGAGACTCAAGACCCTCATCAAGTAGGTCCTTCATCAGATGATGGATTTGGTGATGAAACGGATGGTATGGGAATGATGGAAGAAAAAGATGGTCCAAATCCTTGGGCTATTTGTCATTCACAAGTTGGACCTAAAAAATCAAGAAAATGGGAAAGATGTGTTAGAGAAGTAAAAAAACAATTGAAAGAAGGGAAAAATCCTGTATCTTTGTTCTTGGAAACTCAAATAGAAAGAATAGTGGAAAAACATATACCCCCAAGAATTACAAAAGGAGATTTAATGAAGGTTCTTTCAGAATCAGAACCAACAACTGCTCCAACAAAACCAAAAACAAAACCTGGTACAAAACCTGATACAAGACCAAGACCATCTCATCCTGGTAAAAATCCAAACCCTGGTGAGAATCCTGCTCCAAAGGCTAAAAAGAGTGAAACAAAGGAACAACAAACCTCACCTGCACCAACAACAAAACCAGCACCAACAAAACCTGGTACAAAACCTGATACAAGACCAAGACCATCTCATCCTGGTAAAAATCCAAACCCTGGTGAGAATCCTGCTCCAAAGGCAAAAAAAGTTTCTCCTGAACAGGCTAAAGATAAAGTGATTGATGTGATAATGAACTTATTAAAGAAATAATTTATGGCAAAGAAAATTAACGAACAAATTGATTACGGGAATACACCTGAAAGAATGGACCCAAACTTAGAAAGAAAGTTAGCAAGTCCTGAAGGACTTTATGCAACAAATCCTGCAATGACAAAAGGTCCTCAGGATGTTCAAAGATTGGTTAGTAAAAGATTTCAAAAAGTTGCTGATAAATTAAGAGAGGTTACAGGTATTCAAGACCTTAGTTCAAGACAAGTTCAAGGAATGGTTTATCAAGAAATGATGAGAAAACTTCCTAATATTATGAGAATTGAGAGCGCTCACAAGGATGAACTCATAGAGTTGGCAATAGAGGCGTCTTTAGATGAGGCCGAAGTTCCTGCAGATTGGTACCAAATCGAGGCGACTTTAGGTATGCCAGATACTGGTAATTTTAGATTTGAACCTGAAGATGAAGAAGAAGATGAGGAAGAAAAAGAACAACCTTTAGAATTTCCATCTTTTGATGTTGAAGATTTAACTGACGAAGAAATTTTAGAGTTAGAGAAACACAAAAGAAACATTATCAACGCAATTATTCAAGGTGCTGCAAAAAAAGGACATTACCTTTTCCAAAAACCTGAAATTAAATCGAGATTAGATGCAATTGACCCGTCTTTATATAGAGATTATTTGGGTATCATGGCAATCAATGATTTCATGTATTTTAGTATGGAGCAAATGATTGAAATGATGAGTCAAACAGGTCAAGGTGTTGCAGGTAAAGTTGAATTAGGTGACGCCGATGAAGATGAAGATGGTGAAGAAGGTGAATCACAATCCGACACAAAAATCATGGCCACAGGTATGATTTTCCCAATTCTTTGTCATGAAATTATTAAAGGATTAGAAGAAGCTAAAGGTAGACACGGACTACCAAAAGAGCCAGGTCTTCGTCAAAAAGTACAAGGTCAAACAGACATTTTATCTAACGAACCAATGCAATTAAGAATCGGTCCTGAAATAGTTGAAAAAATTAGATTTGCATTACCCGATAAAATGTACGACCAAGATAATAAAGGACTAATAAACTGGTTCCATATATTGTTATACCAAATACCAGCACAAGAGTTTTTAGAAATTATTGGAAATGCCATCTCTGAAGATTCTTCAAAAGTTAGAAAAGCAACTTCAAGATTTGAAGAAATTATGAAAGAAGCTATTCAAATGAAAGAAGAATTTGAAAACTACAAAGAAGAGGAAAATATTGATTCAGATGAGGATGAAGATGATGGTTTAGATGACTTTTTAGGTGGTTTAGGTATATCATTACCTAAATAACATTTTGTGAATAGAGAACAACTTATTATAGAATTAACGAAGTGCATGAGGAATACTCCTTACGCACTTCGAACTTATTTACAGACATACGATAATACCGTATCAAAATACGTCCCATTAGATTTATTCCCAGACCAAGTTAGTTTAATTGAAGATTACGACAAATACAATGAGAACATTGCATTAAAGTATCGTCAGGCAGGTGTATCAACAGTAACCGCCGCTTGGATATCAAAAAAATTGGCATTTGCCCAAAAGAACAAACCTGAAAAAATCCTTATTATTGCCAACAAGTTAGACACATCAATGGAGATGGCTAACAAGGTTAGAGGGTTTACTGAACAATGGCCCGCGTGGGTTGGTATTTCATTCTCAAAAGAAAAAAACTCCCAAAGACACTTTAAACTTAATAATAATTGTGAAGTTAAGGCTGTTGCAACATCAAAAGATGCTTTGAGGGGTTATACTCCAACAATTCTTGTTTTTGACGAGGCGGCGTTTATTGAAGCGGACTCAGATTTTTGGTCTGCGTGTATGGCATCCCTATCAACAGGGGGTAAAGTAATTGTAGTATCTACTCCAAACGGATATGACCAAATTTACTATGAGATTTACGACCAATCATTAAGGAATATGAATGATTTCAAAATATCTGAGATGTTTTGGTATCGTGACCCAAGATATACAAAAGATTTGTATATGGTTAAAACAAACGATTTGGTTCATTTTTTATTAAATAGAGAAGAATATACTGATAAGGATATTATTAACTTGTCAATGGAAAATCCATATGACAGAGACCATTCAATCGTAACTGATTACATTAGTCAGGGATATAAACCATGTTCATCATGGTTTGAAAGTATGGTTAAGAAGTTAAAGTTTGACCGAAGAAAAGTTGCTCAGGAATTGGAATGTAACTTCTTGGGTTCAGGTGATAATGTATTTGAATCAGAATTGATGCAAGGTATTGCCAAAAATACTTTACGTGAGCCTCAAGCTAAACTTATGGGTGGTTCATTATGGATATTTAAAGAACCCGTAAACGGTCACAAATATGTAATGGGTGTGGATGTATCAAGAGGTGACTCTGAAGACTTCTCGTGTATTCAAATCATTGATTTTGATGAAAGAGAACAAGTGTTAGAATACGTTGCAAAAATCCCACCTGATGTATTAGCAGAAATTGCATATAAATGGGGAACAATGTATAATGCTTATTGTGTTATTGACATCACAGGTGGTATGGGTATTTCTACTGCAAGAAAGTTACAAGAGTTAAATTATCAAGCTGGATTATATGTTGATAATGTTGATACAAGTAATAAGTGGAAATGGGACCCAAAAATAAATGATAAAATACCAGGGATTAATTTTAATTCAAAAAGAGTTCAAATTATTGCAGCGTTTGAAGAGGGTGTAAGGCATGGGTTTAAAGTATATTCAAATAGATTATACAATGAAATGAATACATTTATTTATATCAATGGAAGACCTGACCATCAAAAAGGACATCACGATGACTGTATTATGGGTGTTTCTATGGCATTATATGTTGCAGAAAAATCATTCCAATCTTTAGAAAAAGTTACGAATCATACAAAGGCGATGATAAATTCATGGGCAACAACTGTGAATGAAAATAAAAACTCTTCCGACTTTTTTAATCCAATGGTTCCACAAATGGGAAGAGACAATAATTTAAATAATAATGGGGCTGCAACTAAGGCCGACTATCAAAAATACGGTTGGTTATTTGGATCTCGTTAACTATTTATATTATCAAGGTAATTAGTAAATTTAACATATGAGCGATAATAATCTTACGGTATGGCAGAGGCTGTCAAAAACATTTGGACCTAATTCATTATTAAAACAAGATTATCCAACTTTTAAGTTTGATAAGAAAGAACTTTTGCGTACTCCAAATCGTGATGATTATGAAAGAGAAAAACTTCAAGCGCAACAAACATTTTATTTAACAAACCAATGGGCTAAGGTTGAAAACAACCTATATTCTCAAGCCATTTACTATGAACCATCAAGATTATCTGCTCAGTACGATTACGAATCAATGGAGTACACTCCTGAGATTTCAGCCGCATTAGACATATATTCTGAAGAATCTACAACAACAAATGAAGATGGTTTTATCCTTCAAATTTATTCTGAATCAAAACGTATTAAATCTGTATTAGCCGATTTATTCAACAACGCACTTGATATTAACACCAACTTACCAATGTGGACAAGAAACACTTGTAAGTATGGTGATAACTTTGTTTATCTTAAATTAGACCCTGAAAAGGGTATTATTGGTTGTCAACAATTACCAACAATTGAAATTGAACGTCATGAGGTTGGAGTTAGCGCAAAAATTACTGTGGATATTACACAAGAAAAAGATGAGAATAAAAAGGCTCTTCATTTTACTTGGAAAAACAGAAATATGGAATTCCAATCATGGGAAGTTGCTCACTTTAGATTATTAGGTGATGACCGAAAACTTCCTTATGGCACTTCCATGTTAGAAAAGGCAAGACGTATATGGAAACAATTATTGTTATCTGAAGATGCAATGTTAATCTATCGTACATCAAGAGCACCTGAAAGAAGAATGTTTAAAGTCTTTGTCGGTAACATGAATGATGATGATGTTGAAGCATACGTAAACCGTGTTGCAAACAAATTCAAAAGAGAACAAATTGTTGACGCTAAAACAGGAAATGTTGATATGAGGTTTAACCAAATGGCTGTAGATCAAGATTATTTTATCCCTGTTCGTGACCCAGCCGCGCCAGACCCAATTACAACATTACCAGGAGCAACTAACTTATCAGAGATTGCCGATATAGAATATATCCAAAAGAAATTATTAACAGCTCTTCGTGTTCCTAAAGCATTTTTAGGTTTTGAAGAAGTTGTAGGTGATGGTAAAAATTTATCATTACAAGATATTCGTTTTGCTCGTACAATCAACAGAATTCAAAAAAGTATGATTGCCGAGTTAAATAAAATTGCAATTGTTCATTTATTCTTATTAGGGTTTGAGGACGAGTTACAAAACTTTACATTAGGTTTGTCTAACCCATCTACACAAGCAGACTTATTAAAAATTGATGTATGGAAAGAAAAAGTTTTATTGTATAAAGATTTAGTTTCAGATCCAGGAAACGGTATTCAACCTACATCTTCTACTTGGGCTAAGAAACACATCTTTAATTGGTCTGACGAAGAAATTAGATTAGATTTACAACAACAAAGAATTGAAAGAGCTGTTGGTGAAGAACTTAAAGCAACTCCTACAGTTATCACTAAGACAGGTTTATTTGATAATATAGATAAACTTTATGGTAATACCACAGGAGGTACCGCAACAACCGCAGCAACAACTACAGGTGGTGAAGAATCATTTGGAGGTGGAGCAGGATTTGAAACCGCACCACCACCTGCGGGAGGTGGAGAAGAAGTTGCACCACCAGCTGAAGGTGGGGCACCTGAAGGTGGGGCACCTGAAGGTGGAGAAGCCGCAGTTACTCCAGAATCAAGAATGAAAAACATGAATTTATTGATTGAAAGTAACTTATTAGAGGGGTCAACATTTTTAGATTTAGGTCAAGGTCAACAATCTTTAGGAGAAATTTCAAAAGAATTGGATAAGTTACTAAACTCCTAATATTTATATTGAAAACACACCATAATGACTTTCGGAAAAATCAAATCCATAATTGAAAACAATCTAATTGAATCCTACAAAGATGAAAAGGAATTCAAGAAATCGCTAAAAGAATTCAAACATAATGTTTTGAACAACAAAACCATGTCTAAATTGTATTCTTTATACGAACAATTGAGCACACCTCAAGGACTAAACGAATCTGACGCTAAAGACTTTTTAGAAGAAGGTATTAGTTTAATCCAACAATTACTGCCAAGTATTAAATTACCAAAACCTTTATCAGAGAATGTTAAGAACAAATATTCTGACATTGATGCTCTTGTCTATACAAATAAATTAAATTTGTTAGAGAGAGTAAATTCTAAAAAAAATATTACAAGTGTGTTAACCTCAACAAATGATATTGTTAAAGAATCTATTAATATTCCATTGAAATCAATGGTTAGTATTGCAAATCAAACTTTAAACAAATATGTCGATAATCTTGATGAGTCATCTAAAAAAGAATTCCTTCAATTAATCTCTGAAGATTCTAAATCTCTTGAAGACAAATTTGAAACTATTCGTGAAAGTGCTATTGGCAAACTTAATATCATCTTAGAAAAAGAAGAGGAGTTTGAATTAAAGACAAAATTGTCTGAAACCATAGATAGGTTAAAAACTGAAAAGTTTGACCAATTGAATTTCCTTAAGTTAAAGAACTTGGAAGAATCAATTTAAAGAATTTTTTACTTTTTGAACATACGACGCTTTTAATATTTGAGATCGTCTTACCACAGATTTTTTAACAAATTCTTTTTTTTCAAATAGAATTTGATTTTGTTTAGTTTTAATAACTTTAGATTTTAAAGTTTTTAAGGCCTTTTCTATTCCGTCTTTTTTTATTTTTACTATTAGCATATTATTACAAATATCACAATTTTTTAAAAATTTTTGACAATGGGTATAATTTGTGTTATGTTTTAACAAACAATAAACATTGACATCAATGAAATTTAATGAAAAAAGGAAAAAGTGTAAAGTTAAATCTATTCAGTCCGATAAAATCGGTGTATGGTACTGTAGATTCTAAAAATTTAAAATCATTATACATAAACATTCAATCATGGGTATCTCCCAAATTTGACCACGACAATTGGAATAGGGTCGTGTGTAATTTAAACCGAGAAATCAAACATTCCGTATTTAATTCAATTGATACAAGTCTTTTTAAAGAAAATAGTATTGTTGATTTGGATTTAAGAACAAGTGGGATATCCCACGGAAAAAAATCATTTTTTAATTTAGAAGTTAATTTATATACCAACCAAGAATTTGATTTTAAATCTATCGAATTAAAAGAATCGGTTAAAAAAATAGTAAGAAGTATTATAAGGGATAATGTTATTGAAAACAAATACTTTGATTTTTCAGTGTCAAAAACTAAATAAAAACAATAAATAACTCCTTTGATATATTTATCTTAAAAACTATTAATGAAACAATTAAGAATTTTAGAAGCAAGTGAAGTCGGTCATGGCATATTAATTGAGACGGATGCGGGTTGGGTTTCTCCAAAAGACATACGTAATTCCGAAATGTTAAAGGAAGCAACTAACTTAGATTATAGAAATCCATTTGAATTTTATGCCGTATTACAAAAGTACGATACTCCAAATAGAAACGGAAGATTTTATCCTGAAAGAATATTAAAAAGAGAAGCTGAAAACTATAAGAAGGCAATAGCCAAGGGACTATCAACTTCAGAACTTAACCACCCTGAATCATCTTTAATTGATTTAGATAGAGTAGCACATATCATTACTGATATATGGTGGGATAAAAATATCCTAATGGGTAAACTTAAATTATTAACATCACCAGGATTCCATGAAAGAGGTATTGTTTCAACAAAAGGAGACCAAGCAGCTAACTTAATGAGACAAGGTGTAACCATGGGAGTTTCTTCAAGAGGAGTCGGTTCCTTAAAAAAGGTTGGAGAAAGAAATGAAGTACAAGAGGATTTTGAATTAATTTGTTTTGACTTAGTGTCTTCACCATCTACACCAGGAGCTTATTTATTTACTAATCCTGAAGATAGAAACAAGTATGAAGAAAACTTAGAAGAAGAAAAAAGACATAAAACACCAGAAAATTCAGAATTCCAATCCAAAGGAGTTGACTTAATGAGAAAATTAACCGATTATTTGGGAAAATAAAAATAATTATGGAAGAAAAATTTTTTGTAGCGAAAGTTCAGTACGATTTACCTGATGAAAACAGCGGTAAAATTAAAAAAATCAGAGAAGAAAAACTTGTAAGAGGATATTCTGTTACCGATGTAGAAGCAAAGGTTACGGCAAAATATGAAGGTTTTACTCATGATTGGAGAATTACTTCAGTATCCGAAAGTAAAATAGATGAAGTTATTAAATAATTGATTTAAATTCAATTTATCTAAAGTGGTCAATTTTGACCACTTTTTTTTTGCTCGAACATATTTATATGTTGATATAATATTGTATTTCCACAAAATTATTAATCATAAAACATTAAAAAATAAAAGATATATAATTAAAAAACGATATTTTTTGTTTTTTGGTAATATTTATTAGTTAAAATAAATAGATTTTCTATATGAAAGAAAACAAATTAGTTCAAGAGGCTCTTATTCAAATGAAACAAGTTGAAGAAGCTATAGCCGCAAATGCAAAAGGAATACTTGCTTCTACTATGAAGGAAGAAATCAATCAACTAGTAAAAGAATCTCTTTCCGAGCAATCTGACGAAGATGAGGTTGAATTAGATGCTGACATGGATATGTCCGCTGATAATGATGAAGTAGACATGGATATGGACATGGAATTGGATGATGAATCTGACGATATGGAAATGGACTTTGGTATGGATTCAGACGAAAGTCCAATTGATTTAACTGATGCTTCTGACGAAGAAATTTTAAAAGTATTCAAAGCTATGGGTGAAAATGACGGAATCATCGTTAAAAAAGACGGTGAAAATGTTCATTTAACTGATAATGATGCTGATGTAGAATATCTTGTTAAGCTTGGTGAATCTGAAGACGACATGATGGAAGATGATATGATGTCTGATGATATGATGGAAGATGATATGATGTCGGATGATGGAGAATTTGATGAATCAGTTGATGATGTTATTGATGCTATTTTTAGTGGAAATATGTCAAAAGTAGATTCTAAAGATATGTCTGAAGAGGATGAAGAAGTTGTTTACGAAATCACATTAGATGACGATTCTGAAATGATGGAAGAAGATGACATGGAAGATTCTGAAATGATGGAAGAAGATGACATGGAGGATTCTGAAATGATGGAAGAAGATGACATGGAGGAAGATGACAACATGATGGAATCTAAAAACACAATTAAACCTAAAGGTGTTGGTATGGGTAAACCTAAATTTAGTTACAAGAAAACAACAGGTGGATTTAAAGAAGACATGAAACAAGGTCCTAAATCTGTTGGTACTGGTAAAGCTAAATTTGATTACAAAAAAGGTGCTAACATGGAAGGTAAATCTAAAGTTGTTAAAGCTGAAACTAAGGAAGGTAATTACGGAATGAATAAGGGTGAAAAATCTAAAACCATGAAAGGTAAAGAAGATTACACCACTAAAAAAGGTATGACAAATTCTAAAGGAGAAAAGGCTTTTGAAAAAGAAGAGACCAAAGAAGCTGCAAGAACTTATGGTATGGGTTCTAAAGAAGGTCGAGGTTTAAGAAAGGGCATCACTAATAACAGAAACTATGTTTATGGTAAAAATGGTGTTAAAGTTGAATCCACACAAGAAGAAGTTAGAATGTTGAGAGAAAAGAATGAAGAATACAGAAAAGCATTAAATGTTTTCAGAGAAAAACTTAATGAAGTTGCGATCTTTAATTCAAACTTAGCTTACGCTACAAGATTGTTCACAGAACACTCAACTACTAAAAAAGAAAAAATAAACATCCTAAGAAGATTTGACAATGTTCAAACTTTAAAAGAATCTAAAAGTCTTTATAAGTCAGTCAAAGACGAATTATCTAAGGTAGATACAAAATCAATTAATGAATCAGTAGGTGCAAAATTAAATAAAACAGTAACTACAGGTTCATCAACTACTCTAATTGAATCAAAAACTTATGAAAATCCTCAGTTCTTAAGAATGAAAGATTTAATGGGTAAATTAGGGTAACAAATAAAAATTTTAAATAAACTAAAAACAAAACAAAAACTAAAATGGGAGCATTATTAGAATCAGGTCTTGTTGGTAATATCGGGTTAAAACACCTTAAAGTTATCAAGGAAGACACAATCAACAAATGGGACAAATTAGGCTTTTTAGAAGGTCTTAAAGGTCACATGAGAGAAAACGTAGCTCAATTATACGAAAACCAAGCATCATTTTTAATTAATGAAGCATCATCTACATCTGATACAGGTGCATTTGAAACAGTGGTTTTCCCAATTGTTAGACGTGTATTCTCTAAATTATTAGCAAACGACATCGTTTCAGTACAAGCTATGAACTTACCTATCGGTAAATTATTCTACTTTGTACCTAACATTCAAGCGTACACTGACCCTGCAAACTTGGCAACAACGGGTATTCACTACGCACCGTATGGTTCACCAAACGCGGCTGCTGACCAAACACCTAACAGTGGTTACGACTACAACAACACTAAAGACCTTTACGATAGATTCTACGAAGGTAACGAACCAGCATTAGACCCACCAGGTTTATTTGACTATTCTAAAGGACAATATTCTGCAATTACAGCTAGCGTTGCTACTGTAGCTTGGGATGCTGACCAATTAGTTGGTTCGGCTTATACTGAATCTGATTACAGAAAAGTATTAATCGCTATGTCAGGTTTCGCATCTGATGGAGCAGGTAAATTAATCGGTCCTGATGGTCAACCAATGGATAACGAAGCTTTCTTATCTGATTTGACAATCTACGGAGCTGCTGGAAACGTTTATACTTCAGCAAACACTGCAAACCCTTATTTATTCAGAGTTGTAACTCAAAGATATGGTAAAGGTATTGTACAATATGGTAACAACAATTCTACGTTAGTATTCCCTAACAGTAAAACTGATGGTGGTCAATATGACAACTTGTGTGATGCTGCGGGTGTTATCTACTTAGAAGTTGATTTACAAGTACCAGTATGTATCACTTGTGGTGGTTCTATGGACGGTTACACAGGTTCAACATTCTCTTCATCAACTGCAACTAATAACGCGTTTACATCTACTTACAGAATCTACAAAAACTTAGAATTTGAAGATAGAATTGGTGAGGTATCGTTTGACCTTATGTCAGTAACAGTTTCTGTAACTGAAAGAAAATTAAGAGCTCAATGGTCTCCAGAAATGGCACAAGACGTTGCAGCGTTCCACAACATTGATGCTGAAGCTGAATTAACAGCTTTATTATCTGAACAAGTTGCGGCTGAAATTGACCGTGAAATCTTAAGAGATTTACGTAAAGGTGCAGCTTGGAACTTAAGATGGGACTACAATGGTTGGAAGCGTCTGGGTTCAAGTGCAGTTCCTTACACTCAAAAAGACTGGAACCAAACTTTAATCACAGCAATCAACCAAATTTCAGCACAAATCCACAAATCTACATTAAGAGGTGGAGCAAACTGGATTGTTGTTTCTTCTGAAATCAGTGCAATCTTTGATGACTTGGAATATTTCCACGTATCAAACGCGGCTCCTGAGCAAGACCAATACAACATGGGTATTGAAAGAGTTGGTACATTAGCTGGTCGTTACCAAGTTTACCGTGACCCTTACTTCCCACCAAACCAAGTGTTAATGGGACACAAAGGAACATCATTGTTAGACACAGGTTACATCTACGCACCTTACGTACCTCTACAATTAACTCCAACTATGTACAATCCGTTCAACTTTACACCAATCAAAGGTATCATGACTAGATACGCTAAGAAAATGGTGAATAACAGATTCTACGGACGTATCACAGTTGATGGTGTTAGAACATTTGACTTAAGAGAATTGAGATAATCAATATCTTATATTAGATACCAAAGAAAAGGGAGACAAGAAATTGTCTCCTTTTTTTATTTACAGAAAATTCAAATTGTTTATATTTATTTTTAGATTTTAGTTTATCAGTCCCCAGCCATAACAAGCTGTTGAGTATTCACGGACACGAAGGTATTGGTAACATAGTCATTAACTATTATAAAATTAAAGAAAATGTATTACACAACAACAAGCGTGGGCAAACCGACAGCTCACATCACAAAGAAAAAGTCGCGTCTTAAAGTCTACAACGGTAACACCGTTTTCCTTGGAGATAAGGATAATTTTGAATTTGAAATTCATAACCCGACACAAAAATCAGTTCTCTGTAAAATTAAATTGAATGGTGAATACATCTCCACAGGTGGTGTTGTTATTAAACCAGGTCAAAGAGTGTTTTTAGAACGTTTCCTTGACACTAACAACAAGTTTGAGTTCAGTACCTACGAAGTAAAAGATACGTCGGCAAACAGGACGGCAATCGATTTAAATGGGGACGTAAGGATTGAGTTCTATAATGAACAAACATATCAACCAAGTTATGGGTCAACATTATTTGTTGGTGGTAGTTTAAATACTACTATTAGTAGAGGTGTTCCCAATTATGGTGATATGACATTTACAACATCAACTTCCGCTCCAATGGCGTATTATTCTAACACGTTATCCGTTAGTAATAACATTGAAACGGGAAGAGTTGAAAAAGGTGAAAAATCAAAACAAGAATTTACTAATTCGTATCAAAATTTTGAATATAACGCATCTCGTCAAATTATTTTCAAGATATTACCATTGGGGGTTAAAAATAAAACTACAGAAGATATTAAACACTATTGTACCGAGTGTGGTACCAAGACGAAATCAAAATATAAATTTTGTCCGTCTTGTGGAAATAAGTTATAAATAAAAAGGAGTCCCGTGAGACTCCTTTTTTTATTTTAACGTTCTAAGTGATTTAGAAATAATTTCTGATTCAGTTAAAGAATACAAACCATTTCTGTATGCCATTTGAACTGCTCTAATTAACATAAATTTTGATTGGTCTTCACTTAAATTATCAATCAAATTATCAATGTCTTCAGGTTTGTATATTGCTACTTCTTCAAATAGATGTAAAATTGGTTGCTTCTGTTGTTCCATAATCTGTTATCCGTATATTTATAGTATAAGTATATGAAAAAAAATAGAATAAGTGAAGCAACTGGTTCATCAAATGCGGGAGCGTTTAAAGTACCAATAGTTTTATCTCCACAACCTTGGAAAGAAAATCAAATTGCGCCATTCACAGATTCTGTATATAATTACGATAATGCCGAATTAGCTTATCAAGAAGCTGATGGTGATTTTAAAGAAACTCCTGAAGAAAGATCAAGGATTGAAAAGAAAACGGATATTATGGCTAAAGTTAATGAGTATTTAAAAAGTTTTTATACTGGTCAAAATGATGAGGATGGAGGTGTTCTTGGTGACATTGAAGACCCTGAAAAAATTATACAACAAGCTGTGGGTCCACTAAAAGAAGATTTGGCTGTTTGGTTTGGAACAAAGAAAAAACCAAAAGGTAGTAAACAACCTAGTGGTCCTTGGGTTAATATTTGTAGAAAAAAAGAAGGTGGTGGTCATCCACCGTGTGGTAGACCTGAGGCAGATTCTAAAGGTTATCCTAAATGTAGAGCCGCAGGTGTTGCTTCCAAAATGACAGACGCTCAAAAAAAATCAGCATGCTCTCAAAAAAGAAGAGAAGAGAAAAAAGACCCTAAAGTTGGTAAAGGTAATAAACCAACCATGGTCTCATACAAACCAAAAAATGAATCTTTAAGAGAAACTATCACAACAATACTTAACGAATACAAAAAATCTATTTAATAGAATCTGTTGTATTTTTTGTCGCTGAAATTACCGTATCTTTCTCAGTTAAAACTTTTGGTGATATTTTTGGTTTTATCACACTAATATTTTTAGGACTTTCGTTATTTTTAATGACAGGTCTGTCAATATAAACAGTATCGTGAATAATTTGTTTTTCAGGTTTAATCTCATGGGTGATAATTTCGATCTTATCATTTTTAAATTTCGGGGATACATAACGATATAGATTAATAAACACTAATGTTATTACTGAAATGGTTAAGGTTAGAACTATCAATCCCAAATAAAAAGTTTTATTGAATGAGTTATTATTTTTCATTAAATATTTTTTAAAATGTTTTGTAATGAGTGTTTTATGTTTGAAGTAATCTCTTTTTCAAATGATTCTCTACGTTTTTCAACCTCAGTGTCAAACACTAAAGTAATACTATTCCAAAGTTTTTGTTCTAAAAACACAGTATAGGAATATACATGATTAATAACTTTTACTGAACTATTCTCAAGAATTACGAATATTTGTAATTCCTCATTTCTAATGTATCTTTTATTTGAAATTGGAGTTAATAAAAGCACTGTGTCTTCTTTTGATATTAATTTTTTACAAATTGCAATACAATCTCTTTCATATTCAGATTTTTCAACAGTTGGGGTTGAGTATCTGACTAATGAGATAAACCATTTTTGAACTAGTCGTCTTAATTTATGTAGATGTGAATTCATTGTTGTTGGATTAATATAACACAACAAAGATAGTAAATTACTTCTCATTAAACAATAACAATAAAAAATTTTTCCATGTCTCAACGTCATTTTCATTTCTACCTATATTTGCAGAATAACAAGTTAAAACTACATTATTTTTTGTATACCCTTTATTTCTATCTATTCTGTCTAATGATGGTTGTTGTGGATGTTTTGAACAATTTGAGGGTATTAATGGGACATTAAACCAATAACATAGTCCATTTTGTTTTTCATACATTTCATTAATATCTTTAACAGTTAAAGTATGTTCTTCATTTCTTTTACTATCGTTTATTAATGTATTTTGCCATAATCTAACTCGTCTTTCTTTTTGTTTAATCCCTTCAGATTTTCTGAAATCTAAATTTTTTCTTTTTTCTCTTTTATATTCTCTAGTTATGTTTAAAGTACATTCTTTACATTTTAATGCTCTTTGTGATTTATAAAAATCTTCCTCAGTTTTTGTTTCTCCGCAAATTTTACATGTTTTTTGTATTCCCATAGATATAAATATATGGATATAATTAAAGTGCATAAAAAAAGGTTAAATATTTAACCTTTTTTTATGTATTAACAATAAGCTCCTGAACAATGTTTTTTACCGTCCAACCCTTTAATTTTTCCTTTACAAACTTGAACGGCGTGACCATTACTATATGCACTAGGGTAGACATCGTACTTAGCCTTTGCGGACGCTTTACCTCTAGCACATAAAGGTGTACCTGTTTTTTTTCTACCTTCAGTCATTTCTTCATAATCCACATATTGTGATTCCTTATCCATTTCATTTTTTAAGAAATCAAATACTTGGTCCATATTTGTTTTTGCTTCTGAGATGTGGTCATCAGCCCAATCATGACCATTTTGAATAATATCATCAATCATGTTAGGGTCCATTTCCATAATCATTTCAATTTGTCTTTTCATTTGCTTTAAATTAGAAAAGAACATATAGTTTGCATTTTCAACTTCTTGTTCAGATAATACTCTTGTAACTAATCTTGTGATATCTGATTCTGTTAATTTAACTGTTTTCATTATATTGTAGGATAATTTTGTTTTTTATTTACTATGTTAAAGGTTAATTGTTTCTTATAAGTATCTTTCTCACCAGAAGTATTCACTTGAATATCAACATAATATTGATTAGGTATTTTATCTCTCATATCAAATATAAAGTAATACTCGTTTGGTGTTCTATTAATTGGAGTCCAATCTTGAACTAATACTTCAGTTGTTCCTTCTCTAACATAAACTCTATAGAATGCTGAAATATCTTGTAATAAAACTTGACCAGTGTATGCCTTTTTAATTGTAACCCCAACTTTTCTGATATCTGAATTTAGTATTTTTTCATCTTGTAATATACCGTAAAAATTAAATCCATATATCTCAGGTTCTTTTGAAGTTGAACCTATGTGAATGCCAGCACTATACTGTTGTAATGTAAATTGATTTGTAACATTTGGTAATGGCTGTCCATTAATTGTTAAACCTGACCATATATCGTAATATTGACATGGTGTTGGTGAACCTGAAAACCCATTTGGAACGATTACCTCATAGATTCCCTTTGTTCTTAAACAAGTTGATAATGTTGCCATACCCGCAACCGCATCACCGTTTCGGTCTTCAATTCTAACAACAGGGTTTGAATCTAAGTTTTTATAGTCACCATTTTGATAAACATACAAATAGAGTTTGTTTTCTTGACTCTTCAAAAATAAAGTTCTATTGTCTTTAATTAAATCGTCATATGTTGTTTGAAGGAATGGTTGATAAAATGTTTGAGTATGTCTTGAAAAGAATGCAACACTATAACTGTCAGTTAAACCTGTAATGTTTTCAATTTGTGGTAGATATGCAACACCCCAACCTGTAACTCCAGTTATTGTACCATTTAATATACCATTTATTTCATTGGTCATGTCCATGTTAATATTTTCATTTCCAAGTTCAAAATGTTGTCTTGCAACAATAGTCAGACCTGAGAAATTTACGGAACCTTCATTTTTGTTATCATATACACCTGGTTGAGACCAAGTGTCAAGAGTAGTAGTTTGGTACCAATTTGATGGTCGAGTTGAGAACGCTCTACTATCAACATAAGTAATTGGTGTAGAACCACCATTAGGACTATTTTGATTAAGATTAGAATCGTTATAATCAAATCCAACACCTTCATCCCAATCTTGTGGGTTTCCTGTACTACCTGATGTTTTTGGTATTCTAAATAATATTAAATCAAATGAAGTTGCTCTTCTTCTTTCATTTGACATGAATGTGTTTAACAGTTCATTATCAAATGATGACGTATTTGTCATACTAAGAACGTGAGTCATTCCTGTTGTACATCCTGTTGATATTACGCCTGACGTAATGTTTTCCCTCAATAATTCTAAATCCAAATTAAATAGTAATCTACTATAACCATAATTTGGAACAATGAAATCAGATGAACCAAAATTTAACTCAATAATGGGGTTTCTACCAGTATTGACGTATGAGTTTGATTGAATGGTATTATTCTTATCTACGTATGACCTTAAAATTGACATTAATTTTTATTTATAAATATCAATTAAGTCGGATATTGTTATTAAGAATTTTTGTATACGCATTTTGAAGTTCAGTTAACATATCTGGAATGTTTGACCCATCTTGAGTTACCGATACTGGAGGTAATCCTGGATACGCGTGAGTGTGTGTGGTTAAGAATCTAACAATCATATTAATTAACTCTAATAACTCTTCACCTCTAACTAAACTTGAAGTTTTTGGGGTTATTTCGTCAACAAATTGATCTAACGAAATACCATATAATGTATTATCAAAATTAATCTTACCTTTTCCAGGTATTGATGAGTTATGGGATAACAAGAATAAATAATCACTAGCTATTGCACCATAAGTTGTTGGGTCCGCATAATATGCTGATTGAGGTACGGTAGTTGATGTTGTATTTAATGGAGTACCAACCATATCTTTGGCGTAAATTAAACCATAACCACCAACCCTAAGTGCTGGTTTTAATTTTATTTGGTTGTAAATATCGGTTACGTTTTTTATTGACGCATCTGAATTTTCGGTTGTACCTGAAGTAGGTACAGATGATTTCATGATTGAGTAAGTTAAATTATTTGGTCTATAAAAAATTGGAAACTTATTGTTAGAATCTGTGAATAATTGAATTCCTGATTTTGTAACATTTGAATTATTACAAGTTTGAATAAAATTATTAATAAATGCTATAACTTCAGTTTTAGATAATAAACTAAATGATTCTGAGGCAATTAATGATTTTAAATTTTCTTTTACAACAGTATCGACTGTTAAGTTTTTAGAATTTGTAGATAAATCACTTTTTAATTTATACAGATAAACAGCACCTGCAAATTTTTCTTGAGTATTTTCAGGATTAGTTATAACCCATTCAATTAAATAATTAACTTGAACCACAACTTCATTAAGTTGAGTTATTATTTTATCAGGTTGTTTTTGTTTTCTTAATCCAAATCTTGATAGTTGTAAAAATCCTCTTTTAGGGTTACCTACTGGTGGTATATTTGGTTCAAGAGATGAACCCCTAAATTTACCCGCCCTTAATAATACTTCATCTTGTTTTATAATTAAATCGGCACTACCACGGCCTAAAATACCATTATCCCCTGGTTCAGGGAATACTCCTCTGTGAACCGCTTGGTCTGTAAAAGTACCGTCTTGATTTTTTAATGGTTTTGGTGCGGTTAATTGACTACCTGTTCCTGTAAATTTATTTCCACCAACATAGTACTCAAACTTTGTTGTTGTCGGACTTGAAAAAGTACTTTGTATGTAATATTGATTTAAAAATTTAAAATCTTTATTAACATAAATTATCTGTGTTAATTCATCTATTAACGGAACTTGATACATAAAATACGGCATCAAAGGATTAAATACAAATGGGTCTCTTGCTGTCCATTTATCTTTTTCTTCGTTCCATATTGGGTCATTAATACTTTTTATAATATCATTGTAGTTGTCAATTAGTAACTTGGCTCTAATACGGCCCAACATCATCGGGTCTACATTATCAATTACTTGAGCTTGAAAAAATATTGAGTTATCTTCCATTGGTTCTTGATTGATATTCGTCTAATATTTTATTGTATAATTCTTCAACATTATCCAAATAAACGGTTAAATTAATTATGTTATTTTTAGTTAATTCAAAATCTGTGGTTAATTTATCCATATCATCAATTAACTTACTATTAGGGACATTTTTTATATCACCTAAATCTTTTAGTATTTCGTCAAATTCTTCTTTTTTCATTATCTATTTTTTACAAAAACTCTAAATATACCAGGACCTGTAGTTATTACAACACCTTCTCCTTTACTGTTTTCTGCGGCTTCTTTATCCGCACCTTTATGTGTCATTAAATTATAAATACCCATTAAATTTGGTGAACCATCAGGTAAAGTTCCTGTTGGAATACCAACCGACTGTAATAATTCAATTGTATTTATTGTCGATCTTTCAGGTGAAGTACCTGGTAAGAATTGTGTTAATAATAGTAAGGGCATTGGAATTGAACCATCTGACCTACCAAATATTGTTTTTAACAATAATAATATATCAGTTATTAATGACTTACATTTTCTATAATCGTCGACTAATTGAGCTAATATTAAAAGAATATTAACTAATCTTAATATTATTGCGTATTTTTTTAATCTCGCAGATTTTGAGATATCTGCAATTACTGAAGTAACAAGATTTAAAATATCTCTTTTTAAAATATCATACAAAGTTTTTAAAAAAATCGCACCTATTTTAGAAATAACTTCAATATTAAAACTTCTAAACGCAACCAAAAAATCTGTTGAATTATTAACAATATTATTAACGCCACCAAGTGATGTATTACCTGATTGAACTATGTTATTCGCCGAAGTTATATTTTGATTATAGTTGTTTTTAGCGTCACCCTCAACAACCTGTAATAAAGTAAAAATTGGTAATAACACTTTTGGACTAAGTATAGATGATGCAACCGCCAAAGGTATTTGATTTAATATTTCTTTATTTACCGCAACCTCTAAATTAAAGTTTGTTGGTAAAAAGGCTTGCCAATCAGGGTTTTGATATATGGTATCTAAAATACTACTCATAGCATTTACCTGTCCATCTAAATTTAATGTGTCTGATACATCTCTAAATCTACCCAATTCATCGATTAATGTCTCATAATCAACAGGTAATTTAACGTTTTCACAATCTTCAAATTCCATAACACCATTTTGAATGTTAGAGATCCTTATATCTATAGTTCTTAAATCAACTTCAGTTAATTCAAAGAAACTATCATCAACACCATCTAATTCCGCGACTTTTGAAATGCCACTAACATCTATTTCTCTTCTACTATCAAAACAAAGACCTAAAATCCTTTGAATAATTAATGAAAATTTAGTACCTTGTGATATTTCTTGAGCACTTAAATTAGAATTAATGCTTATAGCTCCCGAAATAATATTCACTAAAGATTCCGCAACATCAACACTATCTATTAATTTTATCGTGGAATAATAATCTTTTAAAAACTCACCTACTTTATTTACAGGCTCACCTTCCGTTACACCAGCAGTTGTTAAACTGTTCGCTGGTTTATTAATTAGAGCCACTCTGTAACAATCTTGATTAACACCATACTGATTTGTTGGAGAATAAGCAAAATCAAATAAATCTAATCCAGAAGTTCCTTGGTAATATTTACCATATTCTTGGTAGTATGAACGATTTAAATTTGAGTCCTCCATTCTAAGATTTAATTCCTTATTCATCGGGTATGGTAATGGACCTGAATAAGGTCTAAAAACACCAGATGTAACATTAGGTTCTGGCTTTTCATACGAAATTTTACCTAACTTACTATCGACAGGTGTTTTTAATAATGAACCTAAATCTATAGATTGTACGGGTACATATATCCCTTCACCCGCAGGAAGTGTAGTTAGGGGATTTACCTGTAAATTTAGTTTATCGTAACCATTAAATGTTTGTTCTTGAGAGCAACCTAATGCCTTTATTGCTGCATCACCGATTATTTGTTGAATTTGAGGCTCTATCTTTACAACGACTTCTAAAAGTTTTCTTTTTAAATAAACAAGAGAACTCAATCCGCTACCATTTGTAATATTAATTAATTCTAAAAGTTGGTTAAAAGAAGTTGGTTGGTCCCTTAAATATCTTTTTTGTTGATTTGATATCTTATCTAAAGATGTGTTTAAGCTTGCGGTAGATTGTGCAAATGAATTTCCTGCAGAACGTTTTAATTGTTTTTCTCCAGCAGAAATCTCCTTATAAGTTTTGATTGAGTTTATTTGGCTTTTAGCACTATCAAAACTCTGATTTAAATCCGCCATTATTATTACCTCATTTTATAAGTTTCTTCATCATTAGAAACATCCTTATCAATTAAATTTTGAATAAGGTCATCATCTAAATCTGCAAGAGAAAACGATTCGTTATTGTTGTTATTAGATTTTTCCCAAATACTTGATTGTAATTTAGATAGACTAATTTTTTTCTCAACGCAATCATTTACAATTTTTTGTTGTTTTTCAATTACTGGACCAATAGTCATCATGTCATTAGGGTCTTTTAACATTGAAAGCATTTTATTTTGAATCCTAATTGCAGTTTGTCTTTGTTCTACAAGTTCATTATAGATTTCTTGCATTAAAGACAATATTGAATCTTTACTAAAATTAATTTCTTTACGTTGTGGTCTAGGCATATCTATAAATACTTTTTAATCGGTTTTCATTTTACTTTGAATGAAAATATACAACTTTTTGAATCTTTTCATTGAGCTACGAATTTCTTTTGTACTTAAATTTGTCATTTCTCTTAAAGACAAAAGAATAATATTTTTATTAAACTTATTATTATTAGCACCTGAGAATATGGATTCGTAATTATCGAATAAATCAATTAATGCGTATCCTAATTTTTTTTCATTATCATTTAAATTTTCCCCCTCAATAAAATCCTTTAATTCTTTTAGATATTCTGTAATTATAATACTAGTGTCAACTACGTCGTCATCAATACGATACATCATATCAGGTCTTTCCTCAATACTTTCTGACATATCCTCATAAGAAACTTTTCTGTTAGTTTCTTTTTGGTCTTTTATTATTTGACCCATTAAGTAATTTTTACAAATAGTTCCAAAATAAGAATATGCTTTTTTTTCCTTTGAAGGTTTAAATTTGTCAACCTTGGTCATTAAGAATGAATGAGTATCACAATGGATTTCAGTAAAATCCATATCTTTACGATATAACTTATATCGTCTAATAATAGATGATATCATCTTATCTAAAGGACCTCTTAAGAATTCGTTATATATTTTGTTCTTCTCTTCTGAAGTTTCTGCCAATAAAAAATTTCTTACTGCGGTCTCTTCTCTAACATCAAAATAATTTATATTTACCGTTTTCCTACCCCTTTTTTTAGATGAAACATCTTCTGTTGTTGCAGATAGAGTTTCTTGCATTATCCATTTTCTGATTGATATTTTATGACCCTATCGTCAACAAAGAAAAATTCTTTTTTTGCAGTTTGAACCCAAAATTTAACTTCGTCTTCTAACATTTTGTTTTCACCAAACTTATAATTCCAAAAAATTGAACCTTCTCTCATGTTGGTGTGTTTATACCCAAGTCTAGGTATTGTCATAATTGATACAGAATTGTAGGTTAATCTTAATAAAAACTCATAAACAAACGTTAACTTGATTGAGGGTTTAAAACCTCCAAAGTCTTCAATAACTTGTTTTTTAATAACAGCGCCTGCTGTTTGGAAATTTTGATAGTCTTGTAAAGTTTCATTAGTTAAAAATCCCATTTCTTGACTAAAGTTTGCCGCAAAGGTTGCTTCATTGGTAAAACCGGCAAATAAACCTTTTTCGTCCGTTTCAACAACCACAGGTAAAAATACTTGAGTTTCAGGATATGAACCAATGTATTTTTTAACATTTTTAAACCATATTGACGAGTATTCATCATCAAATTCAAATAATGAAACCCAAATACCTTTTGCGTTTTTAACCCCAAAATTAACTTGTTCTGCATAACTAGGTTCTTTATCCCATAATAATTTTGTAACATTTATATCTCCAAAATCATAACCATTTAAATGGTTAACTAATGATTCTTCAGATGTGTGTACAATTATTAACTCTTCAATATCAACAGTTTGTGATTTAATTGAGGTTATTGCCTTTTCAAAATAGTCATTAAAATCTCTAGATTTTGATGATTTGATAGGTAGTATGATTGATAGTGATAATTTTTCGTTCATATTATTCTTCTGTTTTAGATATTTGTTGTTCAAACGACTCTGATCTTACGTTTAGGTAGTTTTCAAATAACGAAATTACCGTAGAGTCAAATTCTTGTTTATTAGTATAGTTTTCAACCGTTTTCTTCATGTTTTCATAAAGATCAGTCTTGATGTTATCTTCTAACCAATTTTGAATATAGTCAGCAATAAAATCACAAATCATTGTTTTGTTTGTTAACCAAACACCATTATCATCATTCATCCATTCAGGTTGAATATTTGGAGTTTTACCAATAACAGGTACTCCTGATGCCATAGATTCTAATGGGAAGGTACCAAAACCACTCTCGTCATCAATCCAAACACTAACAAAACAATCTCTTAATGAGTTCGCAAATTCTTTTTCAGAAAGTCCTCTTAAGTCTCTAAATGTAAACCATCTATATTGTGGAAATTTTAAATAAAAAGTCTTGATAATGTTAATAGTATCTTCTTGATTTTTAGTGTGAACTCCAATGATTGGCATTGGTGGGACATTTTTCGGGTAAAAACTATCTGTAATTAAAGGTTTAATAATATCAAAACTTGATTGTCTCATAACCGTTTCAATATACTCCTGTTGTTTTGTTGTTGTTGTTAAACATTTAAAGAAACCATATTGAGCCCAATTTTGACCAGGTTGTAATGTTTCCACAATGTGATTATAGTTTTGGGTAAAAACTATTTTACCACAAGGTAAATTTTTAATTTGGTCCATCACGTACCCAAACAATTCAGGAACAACAATAAAATCTTCAGGCGCAATTTCTAAATTTTGACCTTCAATTGCTCTGTGAGGAATTGACATGTATTCTTCATCAAGCCACGCAACAACACCAGCATATTCTTTTTTCTCGTGAAGAATTATAGGATTAAATCCCGCATCTAATAGCGATTTTGCCATTTGATAAATTAATCTAACAGAAGCTTTTGCATTACCTTTAGTATCTTGAATAAGAAAATAAATTCTTGATTTTCTATCTTTTAGGTTTTGAATCGACTGTTTTACTTTTTCGTTTAACGATGTATCCATATTAATAATGATTTATAAGTTTTTTATTTAATAAGCTATTAAAAGCTAACCTGAAAGGTATACTTGTATTTGAACTTGATTTCATTCCTAACTGCTCATCAATTTCTTCATGCTCAGTTAAAATGGTGTCCACCAACATTTTTACCATTTCAAATTTTATGATGTTAATCCTTGTTTCTGTGTTACCTGAAGTTTCACCTTCAGTATATTGGTTAGACATGTCCAAATATTCTTCAATTTTGTCTAAATCAATATAGTAGTTTTCTCCTAATACTTTAATCATATAGCTCTTTTATTTTTGTTTGTAATTCTTTTATTTTTGTTATCGAATGTTCTGTTTCAACATCCTTGTTATATAATGTTTCATATTTTATAACAATTTTTCCTTCAGGATGATTTAATAATAAGTTAGGATTTGCTGTAAGTAAAACGTCTATTGAATTCCACATTGAATTAATTGTTGGTTCACTATAAAATTTAACCATTTCAACAAGACAACCAAATTTTGAAATGAAGAATAGAGACGCTGGTTTTGATTTACCAATTTCATCGGAAACGATTAAAATATCATGATTATCTCTCATATCTAAATAAAAGTCGTTGAAATCCATCATACTTGATACCTCAACTGAACCCGCATGACCGAAGATTTCCATGGTATGTTCTTTGTATAAAAAATTATACAGTTCATCTTCATCTTTAAATTTCAAGTGTTTACCAATATCTAAACTACTCAAGTCAGAAATTACCTCATATTCAGATTTTTCCTCGTCTTCTTTGAATGGATTATCCAAATACCATTTTTCGTATTCCTGTTGTATTTTTTTTAAAGTATCTCGTAAAACACCATTTAACTCTATTGCAATTCTCATTCTGTTTCGTTATCGTATTTTTGTAATATTTTACTAATTAAAGGATTTCTAACAATATCGTTTTTATCTTTAAATTCAAATGTTGAAATATATTTGTCGTCTCTAAATTTTTCAATTGCATCCCATAATCCACTGTGAGTTTTATTTTTGTATCTATCTGATTGCTCAACATCGCCAGATATAAAGAATTTACTATTAAACCCAATTCTTGTCAATAGTAATTTCATTTGACTTGGTGTTGCGTTTTGACCCTCTTCAAAAATTAAAATTGAGTTATCAATATTCATACCTCTCATAAACGCCAATGCAAACACCTCAACAATTTCAAGTTCTTTTAATTTTTCTCTAATTTCTTTTCCTACAATTTTATTTAACAAATAATAAGACGGGAAAATATAAGGGTCTAATTTTTCTTCAACATTACCAGGTAAACTACCTAATTTTTCTTCAGCCTCAACTGCAGGTCTTACTATAATAATCTTTTCATAAGGTGTGTTTGGATCAGCAAGTAAATCAATTGCTGCTTTCATAGTAATATAACTTTTACCTACCCCTGCTGGACCTGAACATACCGTAACTTCACTTGAGGTTAATGTATCGTAGTATCTTTTTTGTGTTTGAGTTAGAAATTTTTCTTTGGTTTTCTTTTTTAATATTGAACAGATTACTTCTTTTCTTGTTTTATTGTGACCTTCTTCCATTGAAGGAGTGGGTACTGGTGATTTTTTTTGTCTTGTATTTGCCATTTAAATTTGTTTTTTTTATAAGTTATCAACTTGAGATTTAATCCATTCATATGTTTTTTTAAGACCGATGGACAAGGGTTGATTTACTTCCCAACCAATTGCACTTTTATATAATCTATTATCTGAATTTCTTCCTTTAACGCCTAAAGGGCATTTAAATCCGTATTTATTAAAAAATTCTTCTCCTTCTATATTTTTAATTTTTATGTCTTTACCTGAAATAGCAATTGCCATACTTGCAAGTTGATTGATTGTCACCATTTCTTCACTACCAATATTAACTGGTTTTGATAATTCTGAATCCATTAATCTTAACACCGCTTCAACGCACTCATCAACGTATAAGAATGAACGTGTTTGCACACCACTACCCCAAACTTCAATCTCACCACCATCAGGTGTTTCGGCAGCTTTTCTACACATCGCTGCTGGCGATTTTTCTTTACCACCCTTCCAAGTTCCCATTGGTCCAAAAATGTTATGAAATCTTGCAATTCTAACATTTAATCCATAGTTTCTATGAAATGATAAAAATAATCTTTCCGAAAATAATTTTTCCCATCCATATTCGGAATCTGGGTTTGCGGGATAAGCAGAATATTCTTCACAATTTGGATTGTTAGGGTCTAACTGATTATGTTCAGGATACATACATGCCGATGACGAGTAAAATACTTTTTTAACTCCTTGTTCGACACATTCTTTAGCAACATTTAAGTTAATCATCGCCGAGTTATGCATAACATCCGCATCGTGTTCTCCTGTAAAAATATATCCTGCACCACCCATATCTGCTGCAAGTTGATAAACTTCGTCAAACGAAGTTACTTCGGAATAAGGTTGTTTGAGATATGAAAATGGTATAATTTTATTTTCGTAAGTTTCTACTCTAATAACTGCTTCCACATTTTTTGGGTCACGTAAATCGTAAGTTAAAAATTCATTACACATTTCTTCAGGTGTAAAATATTCGTGACTTTTTATGTCGACTACTCTTACGTAGTTACCTTCATCTTTTAATTTTTTTGCCAAGTGACCACCTATAAATCCGCCGCCACCAAGAATTAATATTTTTTTCATAATTAATATTCTACGTATTCTTTAACTTCTCTAATTTCAGAAGAAGTTCTTTCGTTTATTTCATTTTTTAATTTGAATCTTTTATCATTTGTGTGATATACATTTCTTGAAAGTTCAATAAACTTTGAATTAAAAATTTTTTCAGTTTCAATAATTCTTAACATATCTTCAATCTCCCATAGTTTTGAATTAGTATCAACTAACTCGTGGTATAATTTTGTTATTTCTTCATCGTTTAAATAATCTGAAGAGAAGTTATATAATAATTCAAATTCTTTATTAACGTACACCAATTTTTCAAGGTTAGTTATTTTTATTTTTTTAACGTGAAGGATTGATAATTTGTCAATTAATTCTCCAACACTAACAGGTATTGTAATCATAGTTATTTTTTTTTAAAAATCATTATGGTTTTTAGAAACCAAGATGCAATTGCAGGTGAAACTGAATTACGTGCACTCATACTATCATTTTCCAAGTAGTCAAAACCTAAATCATTCATTTTTAAAATAACTTCATCATTATTCATACAATTAACATGACCATCACCTAATTGACCAATGATGGCCCAAGACAATATTATTTTATTTGTAGTGAGTGATGTAATGTTATCTAAAAAAATTGATTCATATTGCTTTGGTATATGTTCACCAACTTCTAAACAAATTGTGTTGTATGCGTTATTTTTTAAATTGTCATAATTTTTATAGTTTTTTATTGGGTTTGACAAATCCCAATTTTTAATAAATTTTAGACTTCCCTTTCTAACCTCACCTTCAAATCCGTGTAAGTTTGTGAATCCATTGTTATGTAAATTTTTAAGATAATCCCCAAAACCACATCCAAAATCAATTAATTGTTTATCCTTATCATCCTGTAGGTAATTTAAAATCCAATTTGCTAAGCTTGGGTCATGCACATGGATTGCTTCTGTGTCATCTGATGTCCAATATCCTGTTTCTGTTATCATTTTATTTTTTATAAAAAAGTTTATCGTTTTCTAAAGTTTCTCTCACTTCAAAATTATTCTCAATAAGAATAGTTTCCATGTCACCTAAAGAATTCCCATTATTTTCTGTTAAGTTTTTATCCCATTCAAGATAAATGTAAACATCGTTACAATTTTTAAGAAATCCTGTCATGCCCTCCAACACTTCTTTTTCAAATCCTTGAACGTCAATTTTAATAAATCCAATATTAAGATTTTTATTTTTTTTAATCCAATCATCAAACGTGGTGCAATTAACTGTTTCTTCAATATAATTTTTACTAAATGACATATTACTTATTGCAACATCTTTATTAAAAGATGTGTTGTCTGAACAATATGGTATGTAGATTGTTTCTTTTTTTGTTTTATTAGAAACTCCCATATTTACAATATTAAAATTATTACATTTGTTTTCTTCTCTTCCTAATTCTAACAATTTTATATTCATTCGTACAGGTTCAAAACCGTATACTTCATATCCGTTTAGTGAGGATGGAATACTAAATAAACCACAATTTGCACCAATATCAATAATAATTTTTGATTTATCTACCAAACTTATTAACTCTTGTAATTTACTATATTCTTTATATTCCTCATTTACAACATTAGTTTTTTGGTAATAAAGATTTGTAAAATAATCGTAGTTATATATTACGTAATTTAGATTATAACTATTTTTAAATTCATATCTGTTTATACTTGTTGATATCTTATTATTTATTTTTTCAAAATATTTGTCGTAGTCAAAATCATCTTGTTTAATTTTTGTTTTATCAAAAATTTTAGATTTAATTTTTTTAGAATCTCTTTCTGAAATATATTTTTCAAAATATTTTTCATAATCAAAATCTTTAAGGTTATTCACGTAATAGTGTTCACCAACAATTAATTTAAATTCGTTAGGGTCTTTATTACTACCATCAATATCGCTATGACTAACCCTTTGGTTTGCCATTCCTGGAGTAAAAGAATAACAATTTAACTTACTTTCAATTTTGGAGCAATACACATGGTCAATTGCATAAGTGTCGGCAATGTTTTCATCAATCAATTTTAAAATTTTATCAATTGATTTTGGGTTAACCAAATAAGCATGTGTTGTAAATGCGCCATAAACTCTGTGGATATATTTTGTATCAGTTAATTCAAAATCACCTGAAGGGTTCCATCTATCTTTATGTTCATTCAAATGGTAGTACGATGATAAAAAGAATATATCCCAATCTAAATTAAAGTTGTCTTCAATATACTTAAACCTGTCCAAAAAATCTTCACATAATTCAACATCATCTTCAAATATACCTAAAATTTTATTACTGTCATGTGTTTTAAGTAATTTATAGTGTGAAAGAAAACAACCCTTTTGACCTTTACTGTAAGCCTTTGGAAAATTAACATCATATTCATTATCATCAACAATTGCGTCAAAAAATTCATAGTTTATATTAAACTTTGGTAAATGAGAGTTAATCCAATCCCTTCTATCATTTCTTTTTTTTAGATTAATACATTTAAAATCTATATCATCTAATTTAATTTTATTAAATTTAGTCTTACTTGGGGGTAAATTTTCTAAAGAATCTATTTTTTTATTTAAAAACCAAGAAGCTTTTTTTAATTCTTCCAAATCATTAAAATCTTTATTTTTTGAATTTAAAATGTGAAACAATGAATTACCAACAGTGTATGACAAATTCCAATTCTCAATAACATCTATTATATTTTTATCTAAATTCATATATTTTTGTTTACCCAAGACTCCCAAACAAAGTCATATTTATAATTGATTTCAAATCCATTTCCTTTTAATCCCTCAAATATTTTTTCATAGTTTTCTTCATAATTTTCACAAAAGGTATGAAATTGTATTTGTAGGTATTTTACATTTTTTAAAAATCCTGTCTCAATCCAATTTAAAAGTAATGGATATTCTTCACATTCAATGTTAATTTGAATTAAGTCAATTTTATTTAAATTATATTTGGATATAAAATAACCAATGTCGTACGAATCAACACTAATTTTTCTTTTTGAAACTTCAATTGTTTCTGAAGTTGCACACCCATTAACATACAAGTTTATTTTTTTATTTGATGTTGATATTGCAACTCCTTCAATGTTAACTTTTGGATTTTCACCAAAATTACGTGTTAACTCATAAACAAAATTAGGGACTGGTTCCACAATAATTAAGTTTGGATTAAACTTATCAATAATTTTTTTAGACCATACTCCAGTAAATCCACCAAGTTCAATTACTTGGGAATTAGAATCTAACGGATAATCAATAATTTTAATTTCATCTCCTCTATCTCTTTCCCACATTTCTTGTGGGGTTAAAACATTTTCCATATTTCTTATTGATTAATTCTTTTCCAAGTTATTGGTAATAACGCACTCCTATCGTGTTGAGTGTATGCCGAACCAAACCAATCTTCTTCTTTAGGACAACAAACTATCTTATTTTTATTTTTACTTAAAAATGATGACCACCAAGAAAATGTACTATTTGCAATAACAAAATGTTGACATAAACTTTGTGATACGAAATCTGTTATATAGTCGCTGTCGTAATCAAAATAGACAACTGTAACTCCAAATTTTTCAAACTTACCAAAAATAAAATCTTTGGTGTCTTCGTTATCTGTAAAAATTAAAATTTCATCAATTTTAGTTTCATTTAAAATAAAATTTATTGCATTTTCATAATAGTTAAGTGACATTGTTGGGTGCCACTTTTCAAAACCCTTATGACCACCACCAGTTTTTCTATCATATACATCTCCCCACCTAACATGAACACATAATTTTATTGTGTCTTTGGACATTTTAGATAATGCTTTATCAATCCTTTCTTTAGAAAAAGATAATTCTTCAATTACCTCATTTTCAAATCCCTCAAGATATTTCCACGATTGGAAAAATCCATTTATTTCCAAAAGACCTGAATTGCTAGGTATGTCGTGATATGCAAATGATGGTTCTTGGTGTGTTGATGATACATTATGTTTAATATCATTTACTGATATTTTATTTTTTAAATTGGGAAACAAATCGCAGTGATCCCATTCTTTTGGGATGTAATATTCAACATTACGTTTCATTGATTCTCCAACTACCGCACCAATTCTAAAAAGTTGATTTCCAAATCTACCTTTTTCATGGTGTAATATTTCGGTATTAGTTAGTCCTATCATAATTTTGATATGTTTTAATTAAATTTATCGTATTTCTCTCTATATTCAATATTGTTATAATAATCTAACATTGATTTATAGTCCATAGCCAATAATTTATCACACAATTTATGATTTTTGTCGTAATATTTATTATCCCCGTTACTAAATGGTGTTCTTGAATGTTCAAAATGATACACAAGATTATCTACTCTTGATACATTATATTTTAAAGTTATAAACCTATTTTCTCTTTCTTGGTCTTCAGGTCCATATCCAATAAAATTTTCATTTTCTCCACCACATTTTCTATATTTTTTTGTATTTGCAAAAACACAATGACCATATTTTGACGTAAAAGTTTTTAGTAAATTAGTATCAATTGAATTTATATCAAAATTTATATTAAACTCATCCCTGTTAAAACTTAAAGAAATTTCCCTTTGAAATTCACCATCACCGTAAGGATAAACAAAATCTGAATTACCATTAAGTATTAAATTTTGTGACTCAACGTAAGAGTCAACAGGTAAAATAACGTCAATATCATAATTAACAACTACAGGTGTTTTTACAATATTTAACATTTCGTTTAATTGTTTTGTTCTGTGGTAGTAATCCAAATTATCTTTTTGAAGAATGTGATTTATTTTTAAGTTTTTTAATGAACTAATAAAATCTAATTTACTTTCTTCTTTAGTTAATTCATGTATAATAACATTTGTTTTAAAATTTTTATTTAAAAACCCAAGTACACTTACAGCGTTATTATATCTGTCCTTGGATTCAACACAAACTGGAATAATAAATGTTGTTTTTGTTAAGTCTTTTACGTCAATATCTAACTCATCAGTTTCGTCTTGTAAAGTAAAATCATTATCTTCTAATTTTTGTATTTTTCTTTCAATATACCATAAAGATTTTTTTAAATCTTCTAACTCAGTATCAATACTTTTTTTACCCGCTCTTGAAATGTATTTTATTGCATTGCCAAGATGAAATCCTAAATCCCAAGATTCAATCACTTTAATGGCTTCATATGGATTATCTTCTCCACCATAATGTTCAGGATGATTTATTTGATTTTCCATTATGTTTATAATTTTATCATATTTTCTGTATATAAATCATCGGTAATGTATGTTGAATACCCTGTACCGAGCCATTTGATTGGAGCGATGATTTTTTTATTTTTATTTTTTGATAAGTAACTACTCCACCAACTGAATGAACTATTTGAGATTATGTGGTGGTCACATAGTGACATAACACATAAATCAACATAAGGTGATTTTGAATTAACAACAGTAAAGTTTTCGTCATTTCCCCAAACATTATTGCACCATTCGTAATCGTCAGAGCAAACTACAAAATGGTACTCATCTTTATTAAAATGTTCTATTGCGGGATTAAAGAAATCTAAACCTGTTAATGGATGATACGGATTAGGTACTGCGGCATCAGTTCTTCTAACATGAATTGACACTAATGTCTTATCTGTCTTTGGTAGGTATGATTTTGCTGATGTTATAATAGAATCTTTAAATTTTAAAATGTCCATTATTTTATCTGAACAATGTTTAAAATATTTTTCTGATTGTAGATAACCATTAACATCCGTGTTGTCTAAAATATTAAACAAGTTTTCATCAAAATGAAAAAATCTTTCACTAACTCTTTTCTCAATTATTAAATCATCAGTGAAAAATTTTTGGTCAATATCAAAACATTCATTTATTTCAAAATATGCGACAAAAGTCTTGTTTTCTCTTGTTGATGATATGTTTATTTGTTTTAGATTTTTTTTAGGAAATAAAACTTCATAGTTTAATTTATCCCCAATTCCGATTAAAGATGCGAATTGGAATAGTTGATTACCAAATCTTCCATTGTCACCTATGTTACTACATGTTATCATAATTTATTTTTTAAATGTTATCAACCAATGCCAACCAAGTATAGATTCTAAATAACTAAAAATGGATTTTGGTATAAGTTTAATTATAGTTTTTTTATTATAGTTATGTTTTATATAATCCTTAATTACATAGGGAAAAATATGGTCTTTTCTAACAGATGTAATTTTAAAATTATTATCTAATTCCAACAAGTTTATTAATTCTTTTTTAGTGTATGTAAATGCTACAGGACAATCTAATTGAGCTTCAGCGTAATATTGTATTGTTTTATTAAGGTTGAAATTAAATTTATACCCATTTCTAATGAAAAACTCAAATGTTTTCCATGAGTGTTTTGCATACATCATTATACGAACTTCAGTGTTTTCGTTCATATATTTTTTAATTTCGTCAAATACATTTTGTGGTGTTGGGGTATGATGAATAACTCCAAAAGAATATATTAAATCGTATTCTTCAATTGGAACAACTTTGGATAGTTCTTCAGCGTTTGCACAATAAAAATCGGCATTTAAACCAAAAATTTCAAACCTTTTTTTACACAATTCTAAAGACTTTTCAGATAACTCAACACATGTTAATTTAGCACCCGCTTTTGCAAAATTTATTGAATCGGTACCTATACCACATCCAATTTCTAAAACTTTTTTTCCTTTCCACTTTTCAAATTCTGCAAATTCTGGTATGTGTGGTTCTACAAAATATTTACGATGTTCTACGTCGTTAAAGTATTCTTTACTACCAATTTCTTTTTTTGAATGTCTAATATTACATGGTCTACTATTCCAATAATTTTTAACATCTTTTACTGTTTTTGTCATATTTTATTGTAAGGTGTTTTATTTCTAATTATGTTTACAATTGAATTTACCATTGGCATATTAACCTTATGGTCATTCAAAGGATTATTTTCGTTATAAATGTAAGTTATTGTTGAAATATGTCTATAATGTTTTTCACCTGACATTTCAAACATTGGAAACATAAACGCCAAATCGCCTGCTACACTCCAATAGTTTCCTTCAGAATCTTGTAAATCTTCTTCTTTAATTTTTTTCCATAACCAAGATTTCCATGTTCGTAAATGTGATAGAGTAAACCCTTGCTGTCTAATGTTATTAAAACTTGTGGGTGGTGTTGAAAATCCTTGAGAGCCATTACTATACTTAAATGAACCACTTGTCATCCAGACATTTTCATCTTGGTAAGTTTCATTAATTAATCCTAACACATTTGAATTTGGTAACCAATCATCCCCATCAATTTCAACACAAATTTCATCATCAGGAACATTAAGACCACGAATGACTTGGTCATAATTCCCTGGTTGATACATCTTTGTTTTGTTTTCAATTAAAACAAATCTGTCATCCCCTTGTATTGTTTTTTTAATTATTTCAACCGTATTATCAGTAGATAAATCATCTGTTATATAACAAGTAAAATCTTTAAATCTTTGAGTCATAATTGTCATCAAAGATTTTTCAATAAAGTTTTCGCAGTTATATGATGTTGTTAAGATTATCATTATAGGGTAATTTTGTATCCTTGAGGGTTAGTCCCTGGTTTAAAGAATTTTAATCTGTTATTATAAGATTCACTCATTTGTTGTAACTTATTTGTAATTGCATCAATTTCAATAACATGTAAGGTATAACCTTCATTTAACAAATCAACACACAATTGGAATTGTTGTGACTCCTCTATAATATCAGTACCTTTTTTATAGGTAATATAATCCATTACAAATGGTACCATTCTATCAGGATTTTTTTGAATAAAATAGTCCTTAATGAAATTAGCGTGTTCTTTATTAAAATTGTCTACAGTTAAAGGTAAATTCAACTCCATTCCAAGATTTTTTGCAAAATGACCTAACGCTCGGTTATCTCTTGGTAAACAAGGACCACCAAATCCAAATCCATATTTTAAGTATTTTTTACCAACTCTTGAGTCTCCACCAATTGCACTTAAAACCATATCAATTTCACTTTGAATACCAGCCTTAATCATAATTTGTCCCATCATGTTTGCATAACTAATCTTTGTTGTTAAAAAGCAGTTAATGCCAATTTTGGTTATTTCTGCAGCTTTTGGTGACATTACATAAGCATTAACAGGTGTGGTTTGAATCTTATTATAAATTTCAATTAATTGATTTGATAGTTCAGTATAGTCAGTCCCAATTAAAACAATGTCTGATTGTTCAAGACCTTTTACTATTTCACCTTGAGCAATGAATTCAGGGTTATATGCAACCTGAATGTTAAACATGTTTAATCTTGTTTGGATTTGTTCTACATCACCAGGGTTAGTTGTACATCCGACAATGAATTTCTTTTCGTATAAAGGGATGTTTAATGACGATGCGGTATAAAAATCTGCAACAACTTCAAATACTCTTGTTGTGTCGTAATTACCGTCTAATGTTGATGGGGTTGCAACGAATGTAAAAATAACATCAGAGTTTTCAATAACCTCAATATTTTTAGTTGTTGCACTAAAATTTTTTGAATCCAACAACATTGATTGGATTAATGGTTCGTTTGTTAAACAAATTTTTTGGTTTAAGTTAAAGACATAATCTTCTCTAACATCAGATACAATTACTTCGTATCCGTTTTTTTCACATAATAGAGCAAAAGTTAATCCTAATCTGCCTGCTCCGATAATTCCTATTTTCATATTATTTCGTTTTGTTTTAAATCAAAGATTGGTATTGAAACCATTTTATGTTTATTTTTTTCATTAAAGTTTTGGTACGTTTGGAGAACTTTAAATTCTTTTTCGGTGTGTGATATTTTATTAATACCATATTCCATAACCCATTCTAACTCTTCATAAGTAGCACCAATTTGAGATTCATCGTTTCTATCATCATCCCATAAACCGTCTGTTGGTGTTGCATCAATAATTTCTTGAGGAACTCCCAAATAACGACCAAGTTCTCTAACCTCTGTTTTATATAAATCGGCAATTGGAGAAATATCAACACCACCATCACCATACTTGGTAAAAAACCCAACACCAAAATCCTCAACTTTATTTCCTGTTCCTATAACAATACCACTTGTAACTGTTGCTATATGGTATAATGTCATCATTCTTAATCTTGATTTGCTATTCGCATTAGCCAATTCAGATTTAAACGTTTGAGACATAAGGGTTTCAAAGGATTTAAATGTCTCACTTAATTCAATTTCAACCGTCTTAACATTTAATTTGGATAAAAACTCTAATTGAAGGTTTGATAATGTTGTATTATTAAGTTTTGAATTCAACGGCATTCCAACAGCGATTGTTGGAATCCCCGTTTTTGCACATAAAGTAGAGACAACTGCGGAATCAATTCCACCTGAAACACCAATTACTAAAGTTTTGATGTTGTTGTTTAATACATAATTTTCAATCCAACGTTGTATTTCGTTTGATAAATTTTCGTAATCTATAATTCTATTCATTATAAAATTTTTATATACTCGTTTTTTATTTGTTGAGCAACTTTTAAAGTATTGTATTTTTCAATATCTACAGGAGGGTCAAATTTTTCTTTAGATAAGATAAACCCACCAGCATCTACTTTGTATATCCAACTTGGTTTACCACACATCCATCCTTCAATAGTTGTTCTACCTAATTGAATTCCTGCTGTCTCATAAGATTTAAAAATATAATTTTCAATATTCCATGTTGATGGGAAATGTTTTACGTGAGATTCTAATAAAACGTTTTCCAAATAATTTCCATTGTTTTCACCTACTAACCACAATTCTTTACCAATTTCTCTGGTGTATTCAATTAAATCTAAAATTGACTCTTTTCTTAAATAATCTATAGTACCAACAAATAACACATAATTTTCTGATGGTATATTTTTTGGTTGGAATTTTTCATTGTCAACTGGATTATATATAACCTCAATCATTTCTTCAGGTACATCAAAATTTTGAATTAAATGAGATTTAATCTCAGGTCTAATTGCGATGAATTTTTTTATACTTTCGTGTATTACTGGATTTTCTAACTCTTTAGACATAACCTCAGAATGTATTGTACAAATTTTATCTAATTCGGGGTACATACTAAGTATTCTTTCCGCAACAGGTTTGTGTTGGATATGAATAATATCATAATCAACTTCAGATATACGATATAATGCGTTTGGTGTAGATGGTGTAAAACCTTCAGGTGTGTTCATTCCCCATTGACCATCGCCAAGTTTAAACCCTGGTGCGTTTTCAAATGAAATACATTTAATACCTAATTTTTTTGCCATATCTGTAAGTGGACCTCCAATTTGAGAAAGAATGGTAACACTACAATTTAATTTCATTAAACTTTTGGCTAACTCATAAACATATAATTCTGAACCAGTAAACCCTCTAAAAAATAAACAAGATATTAATACTTTTAATCTTTTGTTTGGGTCAAAAGGAATTTTACTTGGTAAATTTTTACCGTACTTTTGAACAAAAAATTCTCTGTTTTGCTCCCATTGTTCATTAGTTTGTCCAATAGATTTGTGAGTAATTCTAATATTAGTAATTACACCAACCTTGACACCTTCTAAATGATTTTTAAAACAAAATGCTATATCATAAAAGTGAAACCCTTTAAAATCTTCATCAAAATTATGTTTAATCTTTGATTTACTTAACGCAATAAAAAGACCATCAACAATTGCAGTCTGTCTAATTGATTTACCAAAATCTTCAGAATATTTTGATGTCCATTTTTTTCCACCATTTTCGTGGTTAACAATACCAATCATATTTTTTCTACGATTGGTTTCCCACCATTTACCAGTTTCTGACATATGTGTGGTTCCAGCAACACCTAAAATACCATACTCACTACTTTCAAAATGAGTCTTCAATTTGTAGTACCAACTATTGGTATCAAAGTAAATGTCGTCATGACACAATACAACTATGTCAGTTTTTGATTCTTCAAGTATTTCATTATAAACTTGAGAAAGGGATTTCTCCCCATTATTAATTTTTTCTATCACTTCAATTTTCTTGAAACCTGAACTTTTTTTCAAGTATTCAATAAATTTTGGATTATGTTCTCTTGTTGAGTATCCTACTGTTATCATTTAAAAACTTCTATTTTGTGTTCTACTTTTATTAATTCTCCCCATCTACCATCATACCTTGTTGCTCTAACAATATGATTATCAATCCAATGGTAGTTACCACCCCTTGGCTTGTTAAACAAGATGTTATGGTATTTAAAACCATGTTTATCTAACCATTGTTTGGTGACAATTTCGTGTTCATCTGTTCTTGATGTAAAGAAAGTAATGATATGACCATCATCAAACCAAGAATTAATTATTTCAACAGAACCATCATATGGTAATGATGTTTCCATTCTCCAAGGTTCTTCGTTTGGAATATCATCGGTGATTGTTCCATCAATGTCAATTAAATAATTTTTAACACCATCAGGTAATGCGGGACTAATATTATTTTCCATTATATTCCTGTACTACCAAAACCGTTGTTACCTCTATCTTTATCCTCAACTTGACCAACTTGTTCAATGCTAACATATTTACCTTGAACTACGGGGCATAAAACACCTTGACCCACTTTCATTCCTTTTGGAATTGTTACTGTTGTGTTGTTGGTGTTAAACACAATAACTTGTATTTCGCCAGTATATCCTTGGTCTACTGTTCCTGGAGTGTTAAGAACTGTTAATCCTTGTTTAATAGCTAAACCACTTTTTGGTCTAACTTGTATTTCATAACCTTCTTCAAAAGAAACTTTTAGACCTGTTGGAATTAAAGCTCTGCCAAATGGCCCAATAATAACCTCTTCAGTTGCATGTAAATCAAACCCTGAATCTGAAGGGTATGCGTATTTTGGAAGAACCGCGTCTTCATGTACTAATTCAACTTTAATTGTTCTTAATTTAGCAATATTGTTAATTTCTTTTTCCATATCTTCAAATGAAAGACCTAACATGTCTTCTAATTCTTTTTGATATTCTTCGTCGGGTTGAATACCCATTTCAGATTGAATTTTTTTAAATTGTTTTTCAATCTCTTCTCTAATTTTTGGGTCAAAATGACCAAGTTGTCCTAAATCCATTATTTTAATTCGTTTAATTTTTTTATTACATCAATTAATACTGACACATCTTTTTCACAATATTTTACAATACCTTTAATATCTTTTTTAATCCAAAAAGCATCGTGAACTTTATTACCTGTAATTTCCATTGTTTTAGATGACTCAACACCTAAACAAACACACATAAGTTCTAATGAAGCAATTGAACCATATCCACCATATTGCCATACTTCTTTGGTATCTAACGCTTTAATTTCCCATGGTTTTGTGTCGTGACCTGGTAAAATTTTAGGTGGCATGATACCATTCATAATCATTCTTTTTGCCATCATTGGAATATCAAATCCTTTTACATTGTGACCACATAAGTAAAACCCAAGTTCACCAACTCTATATAGAAGTTTTTGAACATCTTGTAATAGTTTCTTTTCATCAGGATCGCTAAATGATTGCATTTTAACATCACCTTTATCTGTTACGAATGCAACGCTAACACATGCAATTCTTGCGAATTCAGGAACCAATGCCGATCTATTTACAAACATCTGACCAACACCTTTATCGGCGTCTTCAGGAAATCTTTTTTGAAACCAATCAAAATAGTTTTCAAATTGAAATGAGAGAGCTTCGTTATATTTGACCAAAGAATCCCAATCAGGTTGAACACCTACAGTTTCAATGTCTAAGAATAATAATTTTGTAATTGGTATGTTTATCATTTGATTATTGATTTATAAAATTGTGCCCTATCTTTTGTTACGTTATTTAAATCGTATTTGTCTTTAACCGTTTCATATAATCTTTCACCCATGTCTTTTGCCATATTTGGGTTTTTAAGTAATTTTTCAATGTATTTAGACCAATCAGAATGATTTCTTTTCTCATCTACTAACATTGCATTTCCGTCAACATATTCACCATTTTTTAAACAATGTTTTAAATCAATAGTGTAAGGTCCAATATCAGAGGCAATAATCGCTTTTTTATAGAAACCAGCCTCAATAACTTTTAATTGTGATTTAACTCTATTAAAAAGATGGTTTTTAATTGGTGCCAAAGATACATCAAATTTTGAATAATTCTTAGCATAAGATGTAACAGGTTTTGTCCACACTCGTAAATAAGGTTCATTCATTTCGTTTGGAAATGATTCTTGAGTGTAATTTAATAAGAATTTTTTATAATCTTCAGAAACAGTTGTTAGATTTTGTGTAAAGATTTTTTCATATTGTGCCCAAACAGTTTCATGAGGTAAGATGTTTCTTTGTTTTTGTTCTTTTGTTTGTTGATTTATTTCAGTAACCGTACCTCTAGTGTCAAATCCACATAAAACAAATTGTAACTTGTCTTTATACTGAGATAATCTTCCTAAATCTAATAATTGTAAGTCATGTAAGTGAGATGAACCACCTAACCAACCAACTCTTAATCGGTCTGATTCAGGGGTGGGCTCTTTAAATTGTGGTTCGTTTGGATTAATTGCGTTAGGAAATACGACAACATTCTTGTTTAATTTTTTAATTTCATCCGCAAAAATTGTTGTGGTTGTTGTAACATATTTTGAAACCTTAAGATTTGCCATGATTTTTTCGTTAATCTTATTAACTCTAATAATATCATGAATTGGATGTTCTTTTCCTGGCATCCAATAGTCATCAATATCACAAACCGTTATAATCTCTAATGAGTTTAACATTTGGATTAATCTGTTAGCCCTATCAAAATCAGAACCAATACTTCTATGGAATACAACAATTTGATACCCTTTCCAAAAATTCATATCATCGTATGATGGTTCGTAAATAATATCTACGTGGAAATCGTCACCGTAAAGATTTTGTAAAAAGACGTGAGGGTCTACTGACCTAAATTTACCCACACCTGTTCTATCAGAGGGGACAACTAATACTTTGATTTTAGACATAATAAATTAATATATTTTATCAAAATATAGTAATTCACGACTAATAAATAAAGCGGTTAGGATAATTTTTTAATTTTGGTAACTTTACCCTCAAAGATGTGTTTACCAACTTTAAAACTAAAAACTTCGTTTGATTTTTCAGAACTTTCGGTTATTAAACCATTTTCATGTAATGCATCATTAACCGCTTCATTAATCATTTTTTTGATTAATTTATAGTCAATTCCTCCTACAGATGGTTGTGTTTGTTGAACTTGTTGTTTTGGTTTTGCCGATTCAGGAATATATCCTTCTTTGTTTGTATTCATTAATCTTGACGCTCTTTCAATCAAATCATTAGATATTGTTGTATTTTGTTGTTGGGGTTGTCCAATAGGATGTTCCATCATTAACCTTTTAATTTCATCAGGTAATTTAGAATTTTTAATTGCGTCTACTGTAGGAACTCCAACTGGCTTGGTGTTTTCTCTTGGTACATTTGAAAGGTAAGGTTGTTGTGTTTGTTGTGTTTCCTGTAAAAATTCTGCAGGAATATTGTATTTTGCGTTTGGAATGTCAAATGTTTCAGGTGAATTTAGTTGTTGTAATGATGTCGGTGGTAATCCTCCGTTCATAGAATTTGAACTTTTAATTCCATCTGATTTATCCATAATTGCTTTAGACAAAGCTAATTTTTCCATTAATCTATCCATATTATGTTATATTTTCTTCTTCGGGTGTTTGAGGTTGAGTTGGTGGTGTTTGAGGTTGTGGTGTTTGAGGATTATTATCAAACTTAGCATTTATTATAACACTGACCATACTTTTATCACCGTTAAAATTATAACCTGGTTTAGGTTCATTGTAAACCTCACCTGTAGGTTTGTTTGATAGTATTTTATCTAATCTAAAAAGTCTCCAACCAGGCAATGGTTGTTCACCCTTATATCCTGTATGAGACGCTCCTTCACTATCCCACGCCCTTAAAACTTTATTACCCGCTTTACTAACTCCTAAGCATACAGGTTCAATTTGACGTATACCTCTACCACCTGGTTCGTCACCATCATAGTAAATAATAACGACTTTTCGTCCTTTAATAGCATCAATAATACTATCTAAAGAAGCAATTTCGCAAATTAAACCTTTTAACGCTCCTTGTAGTTTCATTAGAAATTAGGGTATACTTTTGACGAGTTAAATTTATTGATTTTTATTTCACTTTTTCTTTCAACAACGTCTTCAATTGTTCCTGCTCCCGTGTTATATACGTCTAAGAACTCTCCAGTTCCTCTACCTAAAGAGTCTCCGTCAGCGATAGCGTCTTTATTAACTACTGAGTATTCATTACCAACTTTATTGTAGTCGTTTTTTGGAATTAATTTAGCTCTTTCTTGGTCGGCGACAGCGGAAAGTGTGTTTGGTTCCGTTTGATTTAAATCAACAGGTGTTTGTTGTGCCATATTATTATATTTTTGATATTAGTTCGTTTATTCTTTTAACACTTTCATTAACAGATGGATTATATTTGTCCACAGTTTTTGAATGTTCTTGAGATGGTCTTACATTTGTAAAATCTTTTTTCTCGTGAGAGTCAATAAATTGGTTCATCATACCACCATTCATTTTGTTTGTCTTGGTATTCTTAACATAATCCCTCATTTTTCTTAATTCATCGTTAACCCAATTTTTTATTTCAGCGCCACCATTTAAAATAAATGAAGGTTCTTTATGGTTACCTTTAAAGTTATCAAAAAAGTTTTTAATTCTTTTTAATTGTTTATAATTGATAAATTTTTGAGATTGAAGTTCTTTATTTCTATTATAACCTTCAGTATTTTCATCCGCATTTTTTACCATATGAAAACATTTTTTCATATGTTCCCTTTTGTCGGATGGGAATTCTATTTCGTTATCGTATAAACTTTTATTCACCTTTTTTTATGAGTTTAATTAAATCTTCTTTTGAGTAACCATTTTTTTCAACATGATTTAAAAGAGACTTTAAATTTTTTCTAATTAATAATGGTAATTCATCAATGCTTTTACCCATTTCTTTTTTACTAACTTCAGAATTATCTGAATTTTTTTTATTCATCAACATATCTTCCACAACTTTAATCATTTTTTGTTTTTGAATTTCTGATAGAGTTGCTCTTGTTACAAAATTTTTGTCTTTATAATATTTTGATTTTTTATCTTTGTTTCCTGTTGGGTCTTGTCCTTTTTGTTTTGTTCTTTCTTTAGCTTCGTCAGGGTCCATACCCATCTTCTTTACTAAATATTTGTAAGTTTGAGCTCCGTCCATATCTTCAGTTTCTTCGTAACCAAAAGCGCCTGACATATCAATTTCACTAACTTCTTCAACTGACTCACCATAATATGTTCTATAACCACGAGAAATAGGGTCATTTGTAATTCTTGCTGCAGCAACAGTTTGGTCCATGGTTTTCATTGGGTGAAGTTTCGGGTCAAGAATTGGAATTTTAGAATTGGATAATGCTCCATCTAAATTGACTAATTCTTCTAAATCTTTCTTAAGACCTTTAGTTGTTTTAATTTTTTTCTCTTTGGCAACTTTCTTAAGATGGTTTTTAACCTTAACACCTTTACTTTTTTCAAAATGAATTACCTCGTCTTTTTTACGAGCTTCTGTTAAATTTTCCTCCACAGAGTAGTATAAAGAGTATTTTTCTCCCTTATCTCTTAAAAGAAAATAGTATGGTGATGAATAAAATTCTGTATCTGTTGTAATCATCTCTTCTTTTTTATCTTATAAATACTAGCACACAAGGTATTTATCATTGTAATATGGCATATCAAAATATTAATCAATATAATTTTAGAAGATTTGGTCTAAAACCTGTCAATGAAGTGACCGACTTATGTCTTGCATCAGATGAAAAAGATTATGACCAAGAAGTGATCTTTTCACCGTTATTAATTGGTGAAGACGATGGTAATAGAATGCCATTCAAATTTAATTTTAATAGTAGCGGTACCACATTATGTCAGGTTTCACCTTGTGTTTTTAGTAGTGATACAATCGTTTCTGAAAATTATTGGAATCCAACAGATACTGACCCAAATTTTTGTCCTATTGTTACTAATTTATGTGATGTTGGTCTGACAGGTATTGACAACGGGTTAGTTCAGAATATGTCAGGAGAAACTATTCAAGTAACAACAGGGTTATATACAAATATTTCTGATAAATTTAGCAGATACAAATATGATAGGAGAATGAAACTTCATCCTATTACTGGTTTTACAACAACACAAAATAGATTATGGAATGATGGTTCATACAATTATGATTTATCTTACACAAACGCTGGTGGAGATATTGGATATGTTGCAACTTTAAATGGTGGTTTCTATCAAGGGTTTTACAAACTTGCAGGATATGATTATCAAGTTTTCCCTGAAAGAGTTAGTTTAGGTTGGACGGCAGAGTTCATGTTAAAATATAGATGGACAGGTAATACTTCAGTTGGATTAAATGTTAGATACCCTGAAAATAAAGGAACCTTCTTTTATATGGGGGCAAGATCCGAAAATAAATTTTATCATTATGCCGATGGTAGTCCAAAACAAGATACAGGATATACAAGAGTTACCTCAGGTTTAACTTGTATGCATACTTGTGGTTGTGCTAGTAGTGCAAACACATCTTCAGAATGCCTTCAAGTATATCAACCATCAGGAGGAACAATAACAACATGTACTTGTGGATGTGCGTGTGATTGTACGACCACAGCACAATACCCTGAAAAAGACCCATTATATGATGAGGTTTCAAACGCGCTGTCATTAAGATTAAGTGGGGATACTGGTAGTCCAAGATTATGTGTTAAAACATATAGAATAACTGGCGGATGTGAAAGTACTGGAACTTGTCTTACAGGATTAACATATGTTACAGGAACTTCAGTGACTGAATGGTGTTCAACAAGAGGTATCTTTGATGATTGTTCAGGTACAACATATCAAAATGTTGAACATTGGGCTCAAATTGATGCCGTATTCCAAAGATATGAATGGTTTGACACTTGTGACCTTTACGATAAAGGTGGGTTAGGGTTATTAGTTAAAGATGTGTATTTTGCAACAATTGAAGGTAGGAGTGTTTCGTTAATTGAACCGCCAATTACCCGTGAACAACCTTATGACCCAGCGTCGACTGAAGTTGTAACATTTAATGACATGTGGACTGAAGAACAAAAGTACAGATTAGGTACACTTAAGTTCTATGTTAATGGTAAGTTATTCATGGTTGCCGAAAACTTTGAAGAAATTATTCCAAGATTATTAAATGTTGAAAAAGAAAAACAAATTGGTGTTGGGTACAACATTTCAATTGGTGGTGGTACCCAAGGTCTTCACGATAACTTAACTTTTTCAGGTGGATGTCCCACTGATTTAAGTGGTTTACAATATCAACAGGACCCTGAATGTTTAACAACTTATGATTTAGACAATACAATTTATTCAGGTTTAACAACCCAAATTAGATTAGAAGAACTTTTTGGCGGTAGTATGATTGGTGATATTAGTGCATTTAGAATGTACACCGAACCATTAAATCCTGCTCAAATAAAACACAACTTTAGAATATTAAAAAACACATATAATTTATTAAATCCTGATTGTCCTAATTGTAGAATTGTAATACCATCAAACGATTTATATTACATAATAATACCTGATAATGATTTATCATATATTAGTATACCTGCGAATGATTTGTATTATGAACTAATTCAACCTAGTCCAACACCAACAAATACACCAACAGTAACTCAAACCCCGACAAATACACCAACACCAACGGTAACTCAAACCCCGACAAATACACCAACGGTAACTCAAACTCCGACAAATACAGAAACGCCAACAAACACACCAACGGTAACTCAAACCCCAACAAATACAGAAACGCCAACAAATACACCAACGGTAACTCAAACTCCGACAAATACAGAAACGCCAACAAACACACCAACTACAACCGAAACACCTACACCAACAAATGCTTTGGATGTTTTTAATATAACTTCAGGTTCAACCGCAAATATTGCTTGTGATAGTGGTGTTATTGGAGTAATATATGCAGAAAATTTATCTTTTGATACTAATACACAATTCTATAATAATCCAAATGGAGCCGTTATTGGTGATATGTCAGGATATTATAGTTATAGTGGGTTAGTTGTTGAATTAGACTCAAATGGTTTTGAGATAGGTGGATTTAGTTCTTGTGCTGTGGTTCCTTCGGTTACACCAACTAACACTCCAACTGAGACACCAACACCAACTAACACACCAACACCAACTGAGACTCCTACTAATACACCAACCGAAACCTCAACACCAACTAATACATTAACACCAACTGAAACACAAATCATTACTCCAACACCAACAAACACTAATACTCCAACCAATACACCATCCTCAACACCAAGTATTGTAACTTCAGGTTTGGTTATTCAACTTGACGCATATGAAAGCTCAAGTTACCCTGGCACAGGAACAACTGTTTTTGATATTACAGGTGGGTATGACCATACATTAATTGGTGCAACTTACACAGTTCTTAATGGTATAAAATGTTTTGATTGTACAACAGGAAATAATAGAGTTGATTACAACTTAACAGGACCTTTATTACCAAATTCAGGATACACATATATCACTTGGGCAAGATTGATACCTAGTAATGCTGGATTTAGAACAGTACTTTATACAAAGGGTCCTCCTAAAATCACACCAATTACAATACCTAATGGAACAAGTACATTAGGATATTGGGCAACAGGATTTGTAAGCTCAGGATATGATGTAGCATCTTCAGCTGGCGTTTGGGTTCAGTTTGCGGTAGTTGGAACAAACACATCTCAAACATTCTACATAAATGGTTCACAGGTGGGAAGCACAATTAATGAGGGTGCTGGTGGAACTACACATTGGGGGTGGGGTAATAATGATACTGCTTCTCAGCCTTGGGGACATGTTGCCAACATGTACTTTTACAACAGACAATTAAGTCTTGATGAGATAACACAACAATACGATTATTTGGCTCCAAGATTTGTGGAACCAACACCGACCCCAACTCCAACAGTAACACCAACTAACACTCCAACACCCACTGAAACACCAATAACAGAACTAATTAATCCCGTTTTAATAAGTGGTATTAATGAATATATTTCAGTTGGTAATGGTGAGTATTTGGAATTTTTTGAACCAGAACCAACACCAAGTCCAACAGTAACTAAAACACCAACTAATACACCAACTCCAACTTCAACACCTGTAGTTCCCGTAACTACTAATCTTAGGTTATATTATGACCCAAGTAATTTATCAAGTTACCCTGGAACAGGTACGACAATTAATGATTTATCGGGTAATGGATTAAATGGAACAATGTCCAATATCACATATACATCACCATACTTCACATATAATGGAACCTCATCACAAGTTAGTGTTGCGGATAATGTGTTATTAGAACCAGGAAGTGGGGATTGGACTATGGAAGTATGGGTTAATCAATCAGTTTTAGGTAATGATGTTGTACTTGGAAAGTTTGATGATGGGGGTCTTACTGTAGATGTAAGTTATAGTATCAGAACAACTAATACTACATACTACGCTCAATTAGGTTCAGGTAGTGGTAGTGGTTCATCATTGTTTGTCAATAGTACAAACTACGTTGGAACGATTGGTACTTGGTACCAAATAGTTTATGTGTTTACCAATGTCGCATCTAATACACTTGAAACATTTGTAAATGGTGTAAGTATAGGAAGTGTGGGTCATAGTTTGGCAAGTATATTAAACTCAACTAACCCACTTTATATTGGTAGTTACAATGGTGGAGAGTTTCCTCAATGGTTTGATGGAAAAATTGGTATAACTCGTTTATACGACGCATCACTTACCTCTTCCCAAGTATTACAAAACTTCAATGCGGATAAATCAAAATATGGATTATAAACAAATATTTATAAAATAAAAAATATGTCATTAACAGGTAAAACAATCGGAGAATTAACTTTTTTAGCGGAACCAACCAATAACACTCTTATTCCAGTAGAACTGAGTGGTGTAACCTATCATATTGCTTACTCAGGCATCACAAATAATCTTGGTAATACAGGTTCTTGGACAGTAACACCAGGAACTAACAATTACAGTTTTACAGTTGATATTAATAATACATATAACTTATGGGTTCTTGCAAATATACCAAATGGTATAATAGTTTATAATGCAACAGTAAGTGTTAGTAATTCTAATGTACCTGTAATTGGTGTTCAGTATGCATGGAATTATACTGGTGGGGGTAGTCCAATATTGTTTACAAGTATCCCTGTACAGATTATAGGAACCGCGGGTGCAATATCCACAACGTCACCAGATGTAGGTACATCAACAAATACATTTGTATTCGGTATTCAAAACAATACGGTATCAGGTCTTACGGTTAATTACGGATATGTTAAAGTAAGTTAAAATGTACACTACAGACTGTAATTACTATAGAATAACAAATTATAATAATGTCCAAGAAGGATATTATAGTTGGACTGGTTGTACTGATATAATTGGCGTTAACCCTGTTGACCCACTTCAGACAAGTTATTTTTGTGCTAAAGACATTTCTGTTGAAGAATATGGTGCACCGCTTGATGTGGTCTTTATTGGTTTATGTCCGTCAAATACACCAACACCAACATTAACTCCAACACCAACACAAACTCCTGTAACACCAACACCTACACCAACACCTGTTACTCCAACTCAAACACCAACTCCAAGTGCAACGCCAACCGTTATTTATATGTATAACTTATGGTCAGGTGGGTATTATCAAAACGCTTGTGAAGCTGCGGGTATGTTCGCAAATCCTGCTAACGTAACAATCTATACAACAAAACCATTTAATCTTTTAGTTCCTGGTGATAATGCCTTTGGTAATCAATCATTAACAATACCTCCAGTAAACGCTAATTTTACAATTTCAAATGGTAATAGATTTATTCAATTAAGTGGAACGTTAGTAATTAATGTCGGATTGTGTTAATTTAAAATAATTAAGTATTTATTTATATGGCAATTGGAGTAAGAATTTTAAGTGATAATTTAAGTGGTCAGACCACAAATGTTACGTATTTTCCAAACACTGGAGGTACAATTGATTTGGGGGTACAAGTATTCCCATTTAATTATATATCAAGTTATTTTTATGGTGACTACGATTGTTATGTTCCAACTTATGGATACAATTATGTTGTTAATGTGCCAGGGCCAACGCCAACACCCACACCAACATTAACACCAACCCAAACTCCAACTGCGAGTGTAACACCAACCCAAACTCCAACTAATACTGAAACACCAACTAACACTCCAACTGCGAGTGTAACACCAACAGTTACAGAAACTCCAACAAATACTCCAACTGAAACTCCTACACCAACAGTTACAGAAACTCCAACTGAAACTCCTACACCAACAGTTACAGAAACACCAACAAATACTCCGACTGAAACTCCTACACCAACAGTTACAGAAACGCCAACCAATACACCAACAGTTACAGAAACACCAACCAGTACACCGACACCAACATCATAATTTTTAAAAAATTTTAAAACAATAAACAATAACGTAGTATTTATATTTAAACAGAATTTAAAATGGCATGTAGCAAATATACTCTAACAAATACGGGTACAACCGCAGTGAACTTCAACTATAGAAGATGCGATGACTCTATGTGGGAATATCAAGTAAATCTTGACCCAAATCAAACTAAAAATATTTGGTTAATTGACGGAACCTATGATGCCGCTCAATTTTTTGAGGCGAGCATTGTTTTGGTTAATAACGGAGTATTTCCGTTATCTCCAACACCAACAAGAACTCCAACTCAAACCCCAACGCCAACTCAAACTCAAACACCAACTGCAAGTGTAACACCAACTGCAAGTGTAACACCAACTCAAACTCCAACTAATACTCAAACTCCAACTAATACTCAAACTCCAACACCAACTCAAACTCCAACTAATACACAAACTCCAACTAATACACCAACACCGACTGTTACACCAACAAACGCTTTAGAGGCTTTCAATATAACTTCAGGGTCAACCGCAAATGAAGCATGTGGGGGTGGATTATTAGGAATTATTTATGCTGAAAATTCAATGTTTGACCAAAACACACAATTCTATATTAATCCAAATGGTATTGTTTCAAGTGAAGACATATCAGGATTTTATAGTTATAGCGGATTAGTTGTTCAGTTAGAATCAGATGGATTTGAAACAGGAGGATTTAGTCTTTGTTCTGCATTACCGTCACCAACCCCAACACCAACAACAACACTTACCCCAACACCAACAATAACAAGTACTACAACACCTACTCCAACACCTACTATTACACCTACCGCATCACAAACATTCTTTGTTACATATAGTTTAGGTTTTAATTTAACTTCAACCGATGATGCTTGTACGGATTTTGCAACACCTACCACATACTATAGTGCATATGTTGACAGACCTCAACCAAACATTGGTGAATATCTATATGACGATGATACACTTACAGATCCATCAGCAGATGGTTATTACTCTAATGGAGTTGCTTGGTGGCAAATTACAGGAGGTGAAGGTGAAGTCACCTCAACTGACCCTAATGGATGTCCAATACCAACTCAAACTCCAACTAACACACCAACAAATACACCTACTCCAACAGGAACCCCTACAAATACACCTACTCCAACACCAACAAATACTGAGACCCCAACTAACACTCCAACTCCAACAATTACTGAGACTCCAACTAACACTCCAACTCCAACAATTACTGAAACCCCAACTAACACTCCAACTCCAACAATTACTGAAACCCCAACTAACACTCCAACTCCAACAATTACTGAAACCCCAACTAACACTCCAACTCCAACAATTACTGAAACCCCAACTAATACTCCAACACCAACAACACCATAATTTTTAATAAAAAAATACAAATATATTTTAGAAAACCCTTCACCTTCGTGGAGGGTTTTTTATTTTTATGTATAAATTATAACATACATGAAAATATTCGTTCAGATAGCATCTTACAGAGACCCTCAGTTGGTTCCAACAATTAAAGACATGTTGGCAAATGCCAAAAAACCAAATAACCTTGTTATCGGTATTGCAAGACAATATAGTCCTGAAGACGGGTTTGATAACTTAGATGAATATAAAGACGACAAAAGATTTAGAATCTTAGATATTCCATATCAAGATGCCAAAGGTGTATGTTGGGCAAGACACCAAGTTCAACAACTTTACAAAGGTGAAACATATACATTACAAATAGATTCTCACATGAGATTTGTTAAGGATTGGGATGATATCCTTATCAAGATGATAAAGGGGTTGCAGAAGGACGGGTACAAGAAGCCTCTACTTACGGGCTACGTACCTTCTTTCGACCCCGAAAACGACCCTGCAGGAAGAGCAACTGATGCTTGGAGAATGGCATTTGACCGTTTTATTCCTGAAGGTGCAGTATTCTTCCTACCTGAAACAATTCCAGGTTGGAGAGAAATGAAAAAACCTGTAACTGCAAGATTTTACTCAGCTCACTTCTGTTTTACATTAGGACAATTCTCAACTGAAGTTCAACACAACCCTGAGTATTATTTTCACGGTGAAGAGATTTCAATTGCAGCAAGAGCTTACACTTGGGGTTATGATTTATTCCACACACATATTCCTGTTGTTTACCATGAATACACTCGTAAAGGTAGAACAAAACAATGGGATGATGATAAAACTTGGGGGCAAAAAAATAGTCACTCACACTTAACAAATAGAAAACTGTTTGGTATGGATGGTGAAACTCAAGAAGGTCATGATGGTCCTTATGGTTTTGGTCCTGTTAGAACTTTAACAGAATATGAAAAATATGCAGGAATTCTTTTCTCAAAAAGAGCAATTGACAAATATACTTTAGATAAAAATTACCCACCAAATCCATATAATTTTGAAACAGAACAAGAATGGAAAGATAGTTTCTGTATGATGTTTAAACACTGTATCGATATTGGTTATTCTCAAGTCCCTGAAACAGATTACGATTTTTGGGTTGTTGCATTCCATGGTAAAGATGATAAAACATTGTTCCGTAAAGATGCAGATAAAAATGAAATTGCTGGTTTCATGAGAGACCCTGATAAATATTGTAAAGTGTGGAGAGAATTCCAAACTGACGAATTACCAACACATTGGGTGGTTTGGCCTCACTCAGAATCAAAAGGATGGTGTGATAGAATAACAGGTCAATTAACACATAATACGGTAAGCTAACTATTTATAAAATATGGATTTTTTAACTATTACAAATGAAGAATTGGATAACATAAATTTGTTTCCATACTCACAAAGAATTAATTCTTTAGAATATCAACAGTACTTTATGTCCAAGTCAGGACAAGAGCATTACAGACTTTTGGCGTATATCACCCAAAATAAGAACTTAATAGATATATTGGATATTGGAACTCTTAAAGGTTGTTCCGCACTTGCATTTTCAGTAAATCAAACAAATAAGGTTCGCTCATTTAATGTGGGTAATGAACTTGATTTAAATTTATTACCAGATAATGCAGAATTTTTTGTTGATGATATTCTTAAGTCTGAATATAAAGACATTATTTTAGGTTCACAATATATTATGTTGGACACATACCACGATGGTGTATTTGAAGAGCAATTCATCAATTACTTGGTATCGATTAACTATAAAGGGGTACTATTATTAGATGACATTCATTTAAATTTTGAAATGGAAAGATTTTGGGGGTCAATAAATAAAGAAAAATATGATTTAACAAGTATTGGTCATTCAACAGGGACTGGTGTTGTTTATTTTAAATAATAATTTTATGATAAAAAATTGGAATTACAATTACGTTGGAGGTAAAAGAGATGACGTAAAAAAACTTATATCTGATAACGGATATAAATCGATTGATATTGGCGCTTCGGCAATGTATTGGTCGTACCCTGAATGTAAATATGTTGCCGACTCTTTGGTTATATCTAAAGAAGGAACCACATTTTTTGAGATAAATTTAGAAGATAAATCTACTTGGGAAGACTTGTTATCTTATGTAGAAACAAATGGAAAATTTGATTTCTCAATTTGTTCACACACATTAGAAGATGTTTTTAATCCTTTAGATTTACTTCAACTTTTAAAAAACATATCAAAGTCTGGTTTTGTTGCAATACCATCAAAATATGATGAATTTTTATTTTTATATGAAAACACTTATCGTGGAAATGCTCACCACAAACAATTTTTTGATATTATAAATAACGAATTAGTTATTTTTCCAAAGTTTTCTTGGATAGAAAATGACCATAGAAGTGACGAATTATTAATTAATGGTAAAGGAAGAGAACTATCATTTTTTTGGGAAAATGATATACCTGTTAAAATATTTGGACAAGGTGTTCCATTTAAATCGGATGGTGAGTTAATCAGTACTTTTTATAATCAATTAATTAATTAATATGGATAAAATTGCAGTTGTTAGTATTTTATTTGATTATCCAAATAATTTTAAACCAACTTTTGAAGATAAATTATTAAAAGATTTTGATAATAATGATTATTATGTAATACGTTATAACAGTGAAAATGATTCAATTAAAAATGAAAGTTATTATTTTAAATTTACACATTTTAGAATAAAAAAATTTGTAGATTTTGTTAAAACTAATTTATTAAACAAATACGATTATTTTATTCTTCTTGATGCAACCGATGTTGGATATGTAGGTAACATTAGTGAAGTACCAACAATACTTAAAGAATATGATTGTAATATTTTATTTGGAGCAGAAATGAATCTTTGGCCAAACACAGATTATAGTCACTTACATGATAATAAAACTATTACAACTCCTTTTAAATTTCTAAATGCTGGCGTTTTTTGTGCAAAACCACAATATTTTATAAATCATGCTGAAAACATATTAGAACGTGGTTTAGTTGGTTTGTGTGACCAAGGTAATTGGCAGATAGAATATTTGTTAAATACTGATATTGAATTGGATTATAATAATAAATTAGTTTTAAATACTTATTTATCCAAAAACAATATTAGTATCACTGAAAATGTTGTTACATTTAATACTAATACTCCAATTTTTGTACATGACAATGGTGGATATAATGACGATACTATAAAAATTATGGAATTTTTTAAATGAAAACTGTTAGAATAACAAGACAAGGTTTTCCAAATCATGGGCAACATAGTTGGATTAACTATTTTAAATTCATTTTGTCTAAAAAATATAATGTAATTGTTGACCCAATTAATCCTGATATTGTAATACACTCAGATTTAAATTACAATGAAAATAATATTGATACATATACAGGTAGTCTACCTACAAAGTTTAATCAATCAGATAAAAATAAAAAATTTATTTACGTTTCAGGTGAAGTCGCCAATTTTAAAGACTGTTTAGATTTGAATGAAAATCAGTGGTCAATTGGATATAATAACTTTGAACATCCAAGATTTTTAAGACAACCTTCAGGTGTTTTTGATGTATGGACATTGTATGATGAATCAAGATTAGTTGATAGCCCACTTAATTGGTTAACAGAAAAAAGAAATTTTGACATTATTTCAAAAAGAAATAATAGATTTTGTTCAATAACTCAATCATCTCACAATGATTATCGAGAATTAGTTTTTAACAAATTAAATGAGTATAAAGAAGTAACGTCTTCAGGGCCTTGGAAACAAAACATTAAAAGAGAAGAAGAGTTAAATAAATATCAATGGATGAATCCTGTTTATATTGGTAGAAATGACGGGCTAACTTATAGGGAAAAAATAAATTTCTTTCAAAAATATAAATTTAACATTTCAATTCATTATACTAACACCGACCATATTTTACAAGAAAAGATATATCACGCCTTTTTTAGTGGGGCAATACCAATTTTTTTTGGTAACAAATATATTTTGGAGGAAGGGTTTAATCCTGATAGTTTTATTAATTTACATGACTTTACAGATTTGAATGATTTTTTATCTTTAGTTAAAGAGATAGATAATAATGAAACCTTATATCGACGTTATATTGAATCACCAATGTTTGTTAATAACAAATTACCTGATTATTATGACTTTGATTATACACTTAATTTTTTAGAAAAAATAGTAGAATCTTAATGAAATATATTTTTACAACACTAGCCGTTGGCGACTCATACTTCAGCAATGCATCTGAATGTTACACAAAATATAGTGAACTTTGTTCTGCAGATTTTAATATAACAACAAATGAAAAATGTGAAGTAGGTCCTAAAGTAAATTTGGATTTATTTAATTTAGACAAGTACGATGATGGTAATCCAGGATTTTCATTTTTTTTAAATTTAAAAGTTTTGTCTTTAAAATATTGTTTGGATAAAGACTATGATTATATCATATATAATGATGCTGATTGGAGGATGACTGAAAATTTTAGTGAAGATAAATTATTCAATTTATTTAATCACATGGAAACAAACAACATTGATTTTTTATTTGAAAGACCTGCAAAAATTGGAGACCATAAAAAAAATATGAGTAATTGTTTTTTTGATAGAAAACTATATGATTATCATGTTTTTGAACATACAAAATGGGATGAGGCTCACGTTGTAAACGAACAATTTATGGTTTTTAAAAACAATTGGAAGTTTAGGTACTTTGTTAGAAGATGGGAAGAATTTTTGTGGTATTCAATACACAATAATATTAGAAATTATCCCGATGGATTTGATATTGGGGTATCGGCGTTAGAAGCTGAAATGAAATGGGATTGGAATAGTTTTCGTGGATTTCTACCATCTTGTTTTGAATTTAGAGATAAAGCAGGAAATTTACACACAAGATTTTAATTATGAACATACAAGAAAATATAACAAAATTTACAGATTTAACTAAAAATGATAGTTTATCTGCGTTTAGAGGCCATACCGCACAACAAAGTCATAATGCATATCAAGTATTTTATGATTTTATTTCAGAAGTTAAACCTGTTAGAATATTAGAGATTGGAACTGCTTTGGGTGGTTTTACTGAATTTTTAAAAATTATTACTGACGAATTAAATTTAAATACCAAGATATTATCTTATGATATTTCAGAAAGACCTTGGTATAATCAAATGATTGAAAAGGGTATTGATGTTAGAGTAGAAAACATCTTCAATGAAGATTGGACAGGTGTTAAACAAGACGTTGTGGATTTTGTACAACAAGATGGTTTAACAATTGTTCTTTGTGACGGAGGATGGAAAATAGGGGAGTTCAAAATTTTTTCAAAACTTATTAAAGATAATGACTTTATTTTGGCTCACGATTATTCTTTTAGTAAAGAAATATACGAATTAGAGATTAAAGATAAAATTTGGAATTGGTGTGAAATAACTGAATCTGATATTCAAGAATCGGTTATAGAAAACAATCTTAAATCTTACAATCAAGATAAATTTTCTCAATCGGTATGGGTTTGTAAAATTAAATAATTTTTTTATGGGAATAACTTTAGTAACAGGACTTTGGAATATTAAAAGAGATGAATTATCTCAAGGTTGGTCTCGTTCATTTCAACACTATTTAGATAAATTTGAACAACTTTTAAAAGTTGACAACCCAATGATTATTTTTGGTGATTCCGAATTAGAATCATTTGTCTTTGAAAGACGGGATAAATCAAATACACAGTTTGTTGTTAGACAACAGGAATGGTTTAAACAAACGGTTCCATACGATAAAATACAAGAAATAAGAAATAATCCTGAATGGTATAACCGAGCTGGTTGGTTATCAGAATCAACACAAGCAAGGTTAGATATGTATAATCCTTTAGTAATGTCAAAAGTATTTTTACTAAATGATGCTAAGATTATGGATACGTTTAATTCTGAAATGATGTTTTGGATTGATGCAGGATTAACAAACACCGTTCATCCAGGATATTTTACACACGATAAAGTTTTAGAAAAACTACCTAAATACATTTCAAAATTTTCATTTATTTGTTTTCCTTATGGGGCTGAAACCGAAATTCACGGGTTTGAGTATAATAAGTTAAATTCAATTGCTGGAGATAAAGTAAATAAAGTTGCCAGAGGTGGATTTTTTGGTGGACCAAAACATACAATAACCGACATCAACTCAATTTATTACGGATTATTATCATCAACATTAGATGAAG